CGTGAGACCTGGTTGGTGAATGTATGGTTCAATCCGGAGTCCCGTGAGGACGTAGAATTTGCTCGGTCCTATCTGGAGGACCAGTATGATGCAATGCCGGATGGTGCCCTCAAGGATATGCTGTACCTTGATGCCGTAAACTGGGAGGAGCTTTTGGAGCATTTTGAGGAAGAGGAAGAGACTGAGGAAGTCTGACCGGATTGGTCAAGTATCCAAAAGGTGCTTGCCAATCCTACCGAAACCTGTACAATAGACTCCATCAAATCGAAAAGGAAACAAAATGACTGAAAACCTCCGTACCAAATTCGACAATGCTACCAAGATCGAAAACCTCCTGTTCATTATTAATTTTCTGACCGGCATGGTCTGTGGCATTGCCCTGATCCAACTGGTCGCTTTTTTCTCTAAGTAAAGGAAACACAATGTCCGTACAATCCCTCCAATCCCAGCTGGATTCCGTCCAAGTCCAAATCAAGTCCGAATTGGACAAGGCTCTGGCCAAATTCGAAGCCGCTAAGGCTGAAGTCCGCAAGGCTCGTGAGGCTGAGCGAATCGAAAAGGCCTTCCAGGTCCAACAATATCGTGGTGCGCTTCGGGATGCCAAGAAGCAGATCCGGACGCTGATGAAAGCTCACAAAATCACGGCAGAGGATCTAGTCTGACCATTCCGGTCAACTATTCCGAAAATACTTGCCATTCCCCGTGGTTCTGTCATAATCCAACCATTGAATCAATCAAACAAAGGAACGGAAAATGATTGAAACGGTTATGGCAATGTTGTTGGTGGTGGTCGTCACCGTGAAGGTGTTGTCCACCGTGTCACCTAGTTTCCGCCGTTGGATGAATAAGGAGTAAACCATGGACATGAAGACCTATCAACGCAGCATCCAGGCTGAACAGCTGGTCCGCCGCCTCACCGACAACCTGACCTCTGACCAGGCCAAGGCTGTCTACGGGCTCCACGACAATGCATCGGCTAACGCATTCGCTCTGGGCTACCTGTCCAGCATGATGATCAAGATGGCCGCCATGAGCCCCAAGGCTCTCAAAGAGCTGGCGAATCAAGTAGAATGGAATGAGGAAAGGCTTGGAGAATAATATGGAAAAGCATGAAGCTTTGGTGTTCGGTGTGGTGTATGCGCTGGCCACGGTGGTCATTCTATTGGACTGGCTGGTCTGGATTCGGTGAGGGCTCAGCATTGTACAGGGGCTGCCTGACGGTGGCCTGACTGTTGGTGGGGTGAAAGCTAAAAAAAGCCCCACCAGGTCAAATTCTTTTTCTCCATTTTTTATTTTTCCGGCCAGTTTTCGAAAATCTGAAATTTTTTTCGGGAGCCCCTGCCACTACCTACTGTGTTTATAGAAATCGTGAGGATTATGTTCTTTCACGGTCTTCAGTAGGTTATTGATACATTCCAATTCTTGTGTCTCTTTCTCTAGGTCTTCCGTATGAAGCTCTAAGAAGAGTGAGTACATGTACCAATCAGTATCTTCCATAGATTCGATGATATCATTCTGCGGTTCACTCATTATATTATACATTTCATTCATTTTCTTTTCCTTGGTTTAGTTTTTACTCTGGTTCTCTTTACTGACATTTTGCCAGTTCTTTTATTCATTGTTTTTACGGTTCTTATGGATCCGAATGTCCGTACAATTCTCTCAAAAAGTCTTCCCATATTATAATCCCTTTCTGTAATACAAGTTCTTATTATAACTCATTACTGAGGGATAATAGAGGTCTTTCAATAATTTCATTAATGGTATATCAACTTGCATTCGAGAATCTGGATTCTTGATACGAAAATGGTCGCAGACTTTATTTTGGGGTTGACACAGTATTTTATAGATTTCTTTGTCATTAAATCGTGTTACACTTTCGAAACGCAGTAAGTGTGTTGTGTTGATGTGTGGAGTAATACCTAAAGTGTGTATGACAAAATCACTGAGCATTTTATCTTCTGCGATATATTTCGGATGATGTATATTAATCATCGAAGCGTGTTTGATAATTTTTTGTATAATATCGCGGCTCATGATCATACCGGTACCCACGATATGTTTTCCGGATTTCTCTAAGGGAAAAATACTGGGTGTGCCGGAAAAACAGGAAGACCCCGGAAGCGCGGAAAGCCTTTCTAGGAGGCCTTTGAAATACCAGAAGGTACTCAGATTAGTTCGGACAAGATAATTGTAATTATAATGATTCTCTATATGTTCCATTGCACGGATTACTTTTCTTGTAGTCCATGGTGGCCTCACGGTTTCTCTGAGGTCGGGATAATGTAAATCATATTCTTTTGGTTGAAAAGAAATGTCTCCAGCATATACAAAAAGAACCTTGACGTTCTGATGCCGGAACATATATGATTCCCATATTCTTTTAAAAGCAGAATATATAGGAAGATTTTCGGATGCAAGAACTAAAAGTATGCATTTATAGTACGGCTTGTTTTCCATAATATTCACGCAGTAATATATTGGCAATTTCAGCATCAATCAAATTACGATTGGCCCTGCTTTTAATACGAAAATGGTCACGATTTTCTTTTCGTGCATCCTGGATTTCTTTCAACACCAGATCCTCGTCCAGTGGATATTTCAAATGTTCCATGAAATGTAATGCTCTGGGTATTGTGTGCTTTGGATTGTAACCACGATCAATCAGAAATTGACTCAATGCCCAATCTTCGGGTAAATCTGGTCTACAAACTTCTTCTTGGTTCTGTACAATACACTCAACTAAATCGTAACTTAATATCAAGTTTATTCCGGCCACATAATTTGGAGATTGTTGGTCTTTATATTTACACTTTCTAAAGTTGCCCGTAAAACATTTCTCGGCCGAAAAAGTTTTAATTCGATCTATTAATCTGGGAAAATCCCAGAATGTACTGATGTTTGTACGCAATAGAAAATCATATGTGTAATTGGAGTGAACAAAATCCATTGCTTTCACTGTTTTCATAATCATTCCAGGATAATAGTTTTCTTCTATGTCTGGAAATATAAGGTCACTCTCATGTGCATTTTCTGGTCCTGGATTTCCGTAAATTAAAAATACTTTGATATCTGGATCTACATTATAATATTCTTGATATATTTTTCTTTGTTTTCTATAAACTTCTTCGTTGTGTGATGCAAGAACAAGTACAATTAATTTATGATATGGTTTTTCCATAGAAATCCAATAATAATTCTTTCAAAGTTTGTTTGTCAAAATTTCTATTTTCTGGTGTTTTGATTCTAAAATGATCTCGACCACTTTTTTTATGAATTCTTATAACATTTTCATAAGCATTAGGCGCATTCAAAATGGATTGATTAACAGGTGTAGCTCTATTTTTTGAATCACTGTCATCATAAGTTACAGAAAGATATTTTTCAAAAGCATCACACAATGCCAAATCTTCAATTTTTGCAAATGTTGGTTGTTTCAGAATTTCATCTGTGTGTGGAATTACACCACGAATTAAATCTCGGCTCATAACCATATCATAACCCGCAATATAATTGTATTCCACATTGTCTTTTGATTTTATTCTAATGTGTGTTCCAGTTAATGACTTTTCCGTTTTGAGACCATTCAATCTTTGTTCCAATTTATTTAAATCCCAGAATGTACTGAGATTTGTCCGAATAATAAAATCATAATCATAGTTAGATTCGATGTCAGAAAAAGCTTTAAGTGTTTTACTTAAAATTCCAGGCCAAGAATTTTCTTTTACCTCCGGATATACTAGATCATAATCATTTTTCTGTTCTAGTTTAGAACTACCATAAACAAAAACAACCTTGATGGATGAATTTTCATTCATGTATGATTCCCAAACTTTTTTCATTGTTGGATACAAAGGCTTCCATTCGTCCAACATCTTTGGGCGAAAATATTTTGGATTGACTATAGATTCATCATCTGAAGCAATTACAAGTATTATAGCTTTGTATTTCATTGGATGCTTATCTCCGGAAAATATTTTATGAAAATAACATTTGAATTTCTTTGTAATACTTTTTCTTTTATTTCGTCGAAGAAATTCCAAGCCAAAGGAACAATTGCGATGTTTCCAGTTTCATCTTTAAGTACATCTGGATGTTTAATTGGTATATGCATACCTGGAGTATATAATCCATGTTTTAGTGGATTATCATCTACGATGTAATCAAATTTTAAATAACTGGCATTTAAGATTGTATTACCTTTAGCTGCAGCACCATAACCAATAATCTTATACTTTTTATATTTATACTCTTCTATGGTTTTCCACAAATTGCTTAAAATACTATAAACATTATTGGAATAAAACATCATCGTTGTCAGATTGATTTCTTTTTCCTGTTCAATTAATTCCTCTGACCTATCACCGTCTTTACCAATAACAAAAATATAACTTGTGCCATGAATAGGAACTTTTAGTACATCAATCAGAGATAGACCTGCTCTATGCACAGTGGCGGCCATTGAGCGTACATTAAAGAAAGAAAGGTGTTCATGGTATACCGTATCGAATTCATTATTCTCAATCATATTTGCTTGTGATGTTTGTACAAATATTTTTCCATTCACACTAAGAACTGATTTACAATACTTTAAAAAATCTACAGGATAATCATTGTGGGCAAAAACGTTTTGGGCCAATATCATATCAAATTCAACACCAAAACTTTTTATATTTTCTTGTGTCAGGTAATCACAAATGATTTTTCCCTGTTTTGAACTGAGATCATATAGATTGATTGCTGGATCAATACCGTATGTCTGATATCCCTTTTTCTTGTAAAAGTAAAGTTGTGAACCGTCGTTGCAAGCAATATCCAATACTGTCTTAGCATTAGGTACATACTTCTCCGAAATATCAACAAAATTTTCAAAGTGATCCATGCCAGTCTGGCTTGTGCCAGAAACATAAAGATAATTCTTAAATAGATTATCTGGATTTACAGTGTGACTTAATTGTAGATGCGTACAGTTTTTACAAAACTTAAGCATTAGAGGAAAACGATACTCTTTATCTTCTGGTGAATTAAGATAATAATTTGCTAACGGTTGTTCTTTTAAATTTAAAACAGTAAATAAATCTGTTTCGCCGCAAGCAAAACAATTTGTATTTTCTTTGATTATATCCATCTTTTATTTTCCATTGTCCATTTTACAACTTGACCAATACGTGTATCAAAATCGTATTTTGGTTCCCATCCAAGTTTCTTCATATACTCACCACTCAACGCATACCGAAAATCGTGACCTGGCCTCTGTACATCATAACTTATCATTTTATATTTCAGTGGAAGATTTAATGTGTCGGCAATTTTTTGTGCGACTTCTAAATTAGAAATCTCTCTTTGGCCAACAATGTTAAATTTTGGGCAAGTAAAATGTGTATCAGCAAGTTCAAATTGTTTATGTGGAAGATCCATGATAAACATGGTTGCATCAGCTACATCAGCAGCATGAACCCAATGTCTTAATCCCGATTTTGTGCCGGTCTCAACATCGCAATGAATAGGAACTTCTTCTCCAGCCAGAATCTTTTTCATTGCAACACCGATGAATTTTTCTGACAATTGTCTTTCACCGAAAACATTCATTGTATGTGTGCAATATATTGGCATTCCATATGTGTTTTCATAAGCGACACACAATTCTTCACCGCCAGCTTTTGTTGCACTGTACGGGCTCCTACTGTTATATCTATCATATTCTGAAAATTCAACACCTTCAGGTGCATCACCAAAAACTTCATCAGTACCAAAATTGATAAACTTCTCCAAATTTGGAAGATGATGTCTCGCATAATCAAGCAAGTTGCAAGTACCAACAACATTATCCATAACAAACATCATTGGATTTTGAATTGATCTATTAACATGACTGCCTGCGGCCATATGAATGATGACATCCACGTTACCAATTTGTTTGGCTAATTGTGCATTAATTTCAGCTCGCAGGTCGTGGTGTATAACTTTTAGGCGCCGCATGGTTTCTGGGCGAAACTCTTGGGCCAACTCCGATAAACGATTTAGATTACCAGAAAAATCTAAACGGTCCAATGAAATGATATTATATTCTGGATGTTTCAATAGTCTACGAATCATATGGTGCCCAATAAATCCAGCACCACCTGTTACCATTATTGTTTTCATTTTATTTCCATGCATAAGTCAATCAGATTCTTTATATAGTTCTTTTTTCAATCTTTCTTTCCATAGAAGGGCATCATCCTCATAATCGAAATGTGGAGATAACTCCTCATTTTCATCGTTGTCGGATACCCAATAATATACTTCCATTAAATCATCACAAATAAGTCGCATTTGTTTTCCTTCTATATACTAGTATAAACACTAATATCGTTAATACTAGGAGTAAACATGTTAAAATATATTTCCAAAAAGTTCACAAGACTGATTGGCAAAATGCAGACATTCCAAAAGGATATGCATCAGGTCGAAATAGAAGCATATATTAAATCCAGAAATCCAAAGAATGCGGCGGATATTGACCGTCTGTTGCGTGAGTATGAGGCTCGTTCACGCATGACTTTCTAATTTTATTTTGGACCATTTCTTCAGTTTCTCCATTTTCTGAATACGAGCTTCGTTGACGTTTGAGTCGGAGATAATTGCGCGCCGGATCAGTATCTCAATCATGGCCAATAGATCACCAATTTCTTCCTCTAAAGAATGTTTATTGGATTTATTGGTGACTGGATGATATGAGTCCATGCCAAAGCGCAATACTTTGGAAATGGCCTGAGTCACTTCGGCACATTCTTCTTGTGTGATAAAGAAAATTTCTTTTTGTTCTTTATTCATTGAGAAACACCGGATCAGTACCATCAACACCAATATAACCGTCAGCCAAATATTCGGCACTCTCTAGAGAACCGAGCCCGTTGACGGTTTCTACAAGGCGTAGGTTTTCATACATCATCACAGAATAACCATCCAACTGTTTGTGTATGGTGGCTTTTTTGTTTTTGTGACTATATTCGGATATCAACATAATAAACTCCAGTTTAAGAAATAAGCCCAATAAAACGATTGAGAATCACACGATTGTTGATCTTAGCGGTCGTGTATTTGGTAAATGCGGAAACAAGCCCACGTGTCGTTGCATTTTCACGGACAATAAATTCTGCATCGTCATTCGTATCTAGTGCGTTTGAACGAAGCACATAATAATCGTCAAACAAAGTTTTGGTCGCAACCAGATATTTGTCTTTGCGGAAAGTGTCTTTCAGTTTTTCACGTTCCGAACTATTCCATTCAAGACCAAAAAAGTCATACATTTTACTTAAAAGTTCTTTAGGCGTTGCAACATAGAAGCCGATAACGTTGGCTCCGGTTCTAGCTTTCAATAATGCGACCAGAAGCCCAGTCATTTTAAAGTATGATTCGTGTGATTTATAAATGACCTGCTGTTTGTTCACAGGATCAACAAACACCACATGCTCTTGCCCACGGCGATAACCGAAACTTTGAATACCACCATCTTGGCGGTAATAGTTTTGAATGGCGGCACCATCACCATCAGTCAAGAATACCGTGTTGACGATTTGCAGTTTGTATTTTTTCTGGAAATATGGAACAAGTTCCATTGCAGTAATTACCGCCTCATTCAAAGGAGTACCAGAAAGACGGAACCAATGTGGTTGGTGATGTACATGACTAGTCATATACATGAGAGCGCCGCCAGCATCCGTAAATTCTGAAGCAGACATGCGGCTCGAAAGAATATTCATCAGAATAAATGAACCCATATATGCATCACCAGGTTTTGCTTTTTGGAAATATGGTTTGGAAAAATCTGTCGCATCAGTAAATGCATAGACTTCAAACGGAATATTTACTTTCTTGCAAAACAATACCAGATTGAATAATTGTTTTACAGTGTTTTCAATATGATTGGCCATCGAACCTGACCAATCCAAAAACATAATCAATCCATGTGATTTGCCACCAGGAACAACAGTCATCTTCTTAAAGATATCTTCACTGAACTGATAAGAGAAAATCTTATCCATATTCAGGTCACCAGTTTTCGAAACACTGGCTCGTTTCATTTGTTCTGCGTTCTTACGAAGTTCAAATTCTTTGACCAAATATGAAACGACCTTATTTGATTCACGGCGATACTTGTTGAACTCTTCTCTTAAAACTGGTCGACTTTCTGATTTATATCGTGCAAACAAATCTTTATAATCAAAGATGGCTTGTTTGATATCAACTTTTGGAATATTGATATAAACATAATTCATTTCTTTGTCGGCAAACAATTGACTTTCGTTTCTACGATATGCTTCATCAGTATATGAACGAATATGATGATCACCAACCGGAATACTTACCTGCTCGTTGGACTCTTCACCTTCCATTGTGTCGTCAAAATTATTTTCTTCTTCCCAATCATCATCTTTAGTTTCGGGTTCTCCGTTTTCGTCATATTCAATTTCATCTTCGTCGTCATAATCATCGTCTTCATCATCTTCCAATGGGCGAGACATTTTAATTTCATTTTGTTTTTGTTGTTCTTCCATCTTACAATAATCAAGAACTTTTTGATAAAGTTCCACCACATCATCATAAGTTTCAGTTGATTCAATCTCACGAATTAATTCACGTTCAAAATCGGTGAAATAGATATTGAGATGTACGCCACCTTTGCAATACAAATTAACTTTATCAAGGAAATTTAGATTGTTAACACTTTTGTGTTTTGTCTCAAAGAAGTCTTTATCAAAGAGTTCTTTATAACCTTTAAGAAAGGAAATACGAATGCCTGGATATTTGGTTTTGATTTTGCGTTCAATACGTGAATCTTCCAGAATGTTCAAAACATTCATATTCTTTTTCTCTTCATGCGCTTTAATCAGACCTTCAACAGGCGTATACAAAGCATGACCAACTTCGTGGCCAAGAAAAAGGTCATACAGTTCCGGTGAAATCTTTTCATCCAAAATTGGAACAGTGAGAATACGGTTCTTCACATCAAAAGAAGCTGTACGTACATTCTTCTGTTCAATGAACAGGTTCTCGGTGGCCATCAGTTTGGCGAGAAGTGACTTGGATTCGGTAAGACTCATAATATCTCCTGTGCAATAACTGTATTATAACACGTACCACACATAAAAATCAACAAAAAAATCGCATGTGTTGTAAAATTACAACGTTTTTGATTTCAAAATGATAACATTTGCACCGTTGGCGTCTTCTTCTACACTCATTGTGAGCTGCATACCAGGCGTCCACTTAAGCTCTTCAATGATTTCTGGAGGAATCGTAAGAATTCCATCTCCGGAACCATCATCGGCATCAACTATTTCAGAAAAATAACGTTTTTGCATTTTCAATTTTCATATAAGTGTAAAATTCTTGGTCTTTTTCGAATCCGGATTGTGCAGCCCATATTCGGACTACATTTTCCAGTCTTTTCCAAGGTTCAATGTCGTCATCAACTAAAGATTTTTGTACAAAATATTGATTTTCTTGTTGCATTTTTATAAAACTTCGTTTTTTCGGCCTAGTGAAGCGGGATTCATGCCTTCGGAGACATAAACGTAATTGCTTTTATGTAGGGGAGCAACGGATTTGCTAATCGAATCAATTTTCTGACGATCTTCAGCTGAATATTTGTGATAGTCTCGCATGATACCTGTTCTAGACAGTGGTCCTGTGACCCAGGAATTTAAGGAAGGCAGTTTTTCTGTAGTCCGATGCACAACCTTAGGTGGCTCAATGATTTTTGCACAGGATTTTTGCAAAATCTTCACGGATTTTGATGGCTGATGAGATTTGAGCCATTTTTCGTATTGCTCGCGTTGAGCTTTTGGTGCTTTTTTGGGTTTTGATTTTGCCGGACGAGTGTAGACCATCATGATATGAACTCCTTTACATAGGAACTTCATATTCTAACACATCACAACAAAAATTGCAACAAAAATGTTGCAAAAAAACAACTTTAACTAATTCGTCTTGCGGCTTTTCGGCTATCTTTTTGGTAACCGTCTTCCTCATACATATCTAGTATCTGGTCATAATTGTAGTTTTTTAATTTTTTAATTTCCGAGTGTTCGTTTCGGGTTTTTCTTTTTTTACTCTCAAAATCGTAGTCATCATTATAATCTTTATTTTTACGAAACTTACCTACAAATTTAGACACGTACTAATCTCCTTTTAGTTTATGGCAAAAGATTTGGAAAAGCTTCCTTGACAAATTTGTAATCAAGGCCCTTTACACCTAAATCTTTTTGGAAAATACCCAGAATAATTTCTGCTTCTCTGGGTTCGATGGATTCTAACATTTGAACGAGAATTTCATTTCTACGTCTCTCTGTTAATTGTTCGGATCTTGGATCTCCTTCCAAGAAAAGATACAATCTACGCAGTTGTGCGTTTAAGTTATCAAATGTGATTCCTGGAAGAATGTCAGTTGGTATTTTATAGTTTTCTGGAAGTTCTTTGACTTTCCATTTATAGTTGGGATGATATGCCAACTCAAATACCTGCACGAGTGTGGGTGATAGATTCTTTTCTATCACAGACATTCTTTCCTTTTTGTTTTTTGCTTGTTCAAACTCATCAAAAATTTCATATATGTTTTTCATTAGAATTCCTCAATAACATCCATTAGATTCCTGAGTTTATTTGAAATAAAATAATCCAGAATTTTAGAACGTGGTGCTGGTTTTGTTTCGTTGTAAATATTTATAATCCGCTGCTTGATTTCTTCAGGAATATAAGATAGATCAATCAACGTCTGATTACGAGTAAATCCAATTTTTGCTTCAGTTGCATAAAGTGTGTATTCTTCGTTCAAGAATTTATCAAGTTTGGCCTTGTGTATTGGTGTTTGACGCACTTCTCTCACAAAACAATCGCTCGAAGAAATGATGTTCGGAATGCCATCACCTTTATCACCTTTGATGATTTTCTCTTTTAGCTCTAACAATGGATTTTCCGAAACTACAAATTTCTTCATAGCTGGATTATATTGTTTAATTTTGTATTTTGAATTGTTATGTCGTTGCAACTGGAGAAAATCGCCGTCACTGGAAATAATAAGAACATTTTCGTGTGCAACATAAATTGGTGCTAGTGTGCCGATGATATCATCTGCTTCGGCATTTTCAACATCAACAACTTTGTACGGGAAGTTTTCTTTCAATTCGAGTTTGAACTTGGCCAACATATCAAAAATCATGTGCCAATCCAAATCAGACTTTTCTCTTGTTTTCTTACGGCCAGCTTTGTAGAAAGGAAAGAATTCTCGACGCCAATATTTTCTGTTGTCACAACACAACACAACTTCACCGTATTCATTCCTGAAGTTTTTTAGGTGTGTTCTGATGATATTCAGAATCATATGTCTTACGAGGCTTTCTTCCAATTTAACATTCTTCTGTGAAGCAATTTGTGCCATCAAGCCAGAAAGCAGGACTTGATTGAGGTCAACAAGAATCATAACGAAAATTCCAAGTTAAGTTGTAGTGTTCGTATTGTAATATATTTCATTCAACTTGTCAATAGTCTCACTGATAAATTTTTTGGATGTTGTTGTTTTTTTCGCAACGAATCCATACCAATCTTGTGGTATAAGATTAGAAATATATTCCCTAGGATCCGAAAATATACCAACAAAAGAATCCTTGTGAGTAACACCTTCATCAGTTTTCCGGAAAAGATATATGTGCCAGGCGGGACCAATTGGTCCATCATCAATTAATTTTCCTGGTTTATTATATGTTGCTGATTCCAAATATACACCATTTTCATCCTCATCATGAGGTAGAAAAAATATTACATCAAATTTTTGGTCTATCTTTTTCAAAAACTCAATCATCGTAAACCCTTTATATGAGATTTTCTCACTCTTACCATAATCCAAGTATTATAGTAATCATCATTTTCTAGTACGCCTTTGACGAATTGCTCTTTGGCTTCTAGATAACCACATTCACCTTTGGATGCACATAGGTGTATAATTTCTCTTTTGAAATTATATTCACCATATTCTTTTACATCCTTTTTCAACTCTTCGTTTGAACCATAATATTTTAACCAATCACTGGGAACTTTGATTCGTTTTTTCTTTCCTTTTACTTGTTTAGTTTTCGAAGAATAGAAAAACTTTTTACCAATGTAACTCTTATTGTTTATATTGTTTGTAATGATATAAACAAATCCGTAGTTCTCACCAATTTGATCTTCAGTAAAATCTTTGTTATTGTATATCCAGTTTAATCCCATTTGTCGTCATCATCTTCAGAATCTTCATCCTCTATATATTCTTCAGTTAATTCTTCGATGACTTCGCCACAAAAAGGGCAAAATTCTGGATCGTCTTCAGATACGAAAGCTTCTTCAAATGAAATCGTAAAAGAAGATTCGCAACTATCGCAGGATCCGGTTACAGCTCTGTGTGACATATTTTTTCCTTATTTTATCTTTGCCATTTCAGATTTAATTTTGTTTGTGACTGCTTTGGGCATAGGAACATAATCCAAATCTTCGGCCATTTTATCACCCTTATCTAGTGCCCAATTAAAAAATTTAATTGCTTCTTTTGCTTCTTCAGGTTTATGGTGTTTGAGTGGCATAATAATAAAAGTTGCGCCAGAAATTGGCCAACTGTTTTTTCCTGGTTGATCTGTTAGAATCTGATAGAATGATTTATTCCAATCAGCTCCAGCAGCGGCCGCCTTGAAAGTATCATCATCAGGTAGTGGCCAAGTGCCTTCTCGATTTTGTATAACAACAAAATTCATTTTGGTTTGTTTGACATATGCATACTCTACATAACCGATAGAACCTGATAATTGTTTGACCATCTGTGCAACACCTTCATTACCTTTACCGCCGGCACCAACCAACCAATTTACGGCAGTACCTTCACCAATTGTCTTTTTGAAATCCGTATTGACTTTGCTCAAGTAATTAGTAAAAATAAATGTTGTACCACTTCCATCTGCTCTTCTAATAGGTACAATATCAACATCAGGAAGTTTAATTGTTGGATTTAATCTTGCGATAAGAGGATCATTCCATTTTGTAATTTTCCCAAGATAGATGTCGGCCAATAACATACCTGTTAATCTCAACTGACCATTAGGTACATCTTTTAAATTAACAATAGGCACCACACCACCAATAGCCATTGGCCATTGTGTTGCATCCATCTCTTTCAATTTCTCATCTTTGAGTGGCATGTCACTCGCACCAAAGGCAACAGTTCTTGCTTCAATTTGTTTGATACCTGCTCCGCTACCTACACTTTGATAATTGATTTTGATTCCTGTTTCTTTGTTGTATACATCTGCCCATTTAGCATAAAGAGGTGCTGGAAAAGTTGCTCCAGCACCGCTTACGGTTTGTGCATTCACATTAAAAGCAACAGCTACAAATAATCCAAATAAAATCTTTTTCATGTTTTTCCTCAGTTGGCCCAAACGTCACCCCAATCTCCAGTGTGTGCGCCTTTGGCATAATCAGTGGCTCTATTTTCAAAGAAATTAGTGTGTGTTGGTGCGTTAATCATTTCCTCAACCCAAGGCAGAGGATTCTTTTTCACTTTAAACACACCTTTGAGTCCGAGAGAAATCAAACGGCGGTCTGCAATATAACGAATGTACTTTTTAACATCATCAATTGTCAAATTTTCCATTGGTCCCATTTCAAAGGCTAAATCAATAAACTTATCTTCAAGTTCTACCATTTTTTCAGCCATTGTATAAATCTTGCTCTTTAGTTCATCCGTCCAAATTTCACTATTCTCTTGTACAAATGTCCTAAACAACTTAATCATAGATTCACAGTGTTGGGTTTCATCAACAATAGACCATGTAACAATTTGACCCATACCTTTCATTTTACCATGGCGAGGAAAGTTTAATAACATAATGAATGAACTGAACAACTGCATACCTTCGGTAAACGCTGAAAAAACTGCAATGTGTTTGGCCGTATTTTCTTTTGTTGAATTCTGTAGGGAAATATCCATGACATAATCATGTTTCTCTTTCATAGCCTGATATTCCATGAAATCATTATACAAGGTTTCTGGAAGACCAAGAGTTTCAATAAGGTGTGAATAAGCAGCGATATGAAGAGCTTCACGTGCAGCAAAACCCATCAACATCATACGTACTTCTGGTTGTGGAAAATAAGGCAAGTAATTCCGTACATAACCGCCAGCAACGTCAATGTCACCTTGTGTAAAGAATCGGAAAATGTGAGTGAGAAACTTTTTCTCCTCGTCCGTTAATCTTTTCTTCCAGTCTTTTACATCCTCAAGCATCGGCACTTCAGTGTGAAGCCAATGAGACTGCTCATGTTTTAACCACGCATCATAGGCCCAAGGATAATTGAAAGGTTTAAAGTACGTTCTGTCTTCCGTAATTCTCGATGTTGTTTTTTTAATCATTGTGCCCACTCTCTTAATTGTTCTGGTGTTTTTACTCCGCTCATTCTTTTTACTTCAACAAATTCATCAATCATAATTAATGTTGGAACAGAACGAATGCCATAATCTAATACAAGATCGCCGTGAACATCAATATCAATAGTTTCAATTGGAAGATTTAATTTTGCTTCTTCTAAATTTTTAGATAACACTTTACATGGTTGACATGTGGATGAAGTGAAACGTAGTAGTTTTAACATTTTAACCCTCGCAAGCTATACAATCGTTACCTTGAGCAAGTTGAACCATATCAAGTTCTTTAATCACTTGTCGCTCAATTTTCTTAGACACCTTATCTGCCTTGCCAATTTTTTCCGAACGGCAATAGTATAATGTCTTGAGTCCTTTTTTCCAGGCCATGAAATGTATGGCGTGGATATATTTGATGTGACTATCAGGCCTAAAGAAAAGGTTTAGTGATTGTGCTTGGTCAATATATTGTTGCCTGTCGGAAGCCAATTCAATTACCCAACGTTGATCAATTTCCATGGATGTTTTGAAAACATCTTTCTGATTTTCGTCCAGAATATCTAAATGCTGAACTGATCCGTCATTAGCGATAATGCTTGACCACACATCATTGTAATCACTATCGTTTTCAACCTTTTCACGAATTAGTTTATCCAACCATCGGTTCTTATTTAAGTGAGACCCTGATAGAGTATCTTGCCTATAAGCGTTGGCACGATAAGGTTCAACAGAAGGAGAAGTATTCCCCATGATAATGGAAGAAGAAGCATTGGGAGCAATAGCCATAACATGACTAAACCTACGACCAGTGCCCAGCGCATCCGGCGCTTCACCTCGTTCCAGTCCCAGTGAGAAATTGGCCGCATCTAAACCCTCCTTGATGTTTTTGAACATTCTATTATTAACAACTTTGGCCATAACACCTTCAAATGGAATAAGATTCTTTTGTAGATATGCATGGAAACCTAAAGCACCGACACCGATACTTCTTTCACGCATAGCTGAATACTTGGCACGTTTAATTTCTTTTGGTGCTTTGTCAATAAAGTATTGCAGTACATTATCGAGCATTTCTGCTACGTCTTTGAGAAATAACTTGTTATCTTTCCACTCATCATATTTTTCCAAGTTTAATGAAGATAAGCAGCAAACAGCAGTACGGTCTTCATTTGTTGGAAGAATAATTTCGGAACAAAGATTTGATTGATGAATTTTTAAATCTTTGTCTTTGAGAAATTGTGGAAGCTCACGATTGCTCGTATCAATAAAATGAATGTATGGTTCACCAGTATGCATACGCAATTCTAGAATCAACTGCCATAACATCTTGGCCGAAACCGTTTCTCTTACTTCACCTGTATGTGGATCTTTTAGTTGCCATTCATCGGTCGCATTAGGATCAACCATGCACTTCTCAATAATTTGCATGAAGTCATCTGTGATATTAATACCGTGATGTAGATTCAAACAGCGAACATTAGGATCGCCGGTCGGTTTTCTCATCTCAAGGAAGGGAATAATATCAGGATGGGAAATATCAAGATAGGCAGCATAAGACCCACGACGAGTGCGACCTTGACGATACGCCAAACTAGACGCATCGTAAATTTTGAGGTGCGGCATAACACCAGTAGATTTATCATCCGCCGAACGTATACCAAAGCCAATGCCGACACCGCCACCAAGCATAGAAAGCCAATTAGTTTCACTAAGATTATCAACTAGTCCCTCCGCAGTATCTTCAATATAGTTAAGGAAACATGATATAGGCATACCACGCTTAGAGCGACCAAAAGAAAGAATGGGAGTGCTATAAGATAACCAATGCTGACTAGAGTATTCATATAACCTCTGTGCGTGTTCCGGATTAGAGCCGAACGATTTAGATACGAATGCGAATCTGTGTTGTGGAGAAGTTTCATCTTCTCGCATATAAGATTCTTGTAAACGTTTGATACCCAGTTCATCAAAAAGTTTGTCTCTCTCTAAGTCAATGTTAATACCAAGATATTCCATATGGTTATGTCCTAATTTTTTCTATGATTGTTTTAATGTCTGGGGGAGAATATGTATCCGGTTTTAAAACCTTTCCATCTTCTCTTTTGATAACTTTTCCACTCGAACTGATCTTACTCAAATTGCTTCTAGCTACTTCATCCCATACCTCCTGTTGTGGTATATTAAGAGAATGCTCTAGGCCTTCAATAACCCATTTTAAATCGGCACAGGCATCAGCAATTTCAACTAAATCATTATTTTGAAAAGCTTGTTTTAATTCCCAAAATTCTTCAACAATTAATTGATAATATAGTGATGATTGTTGTGTGAATCCAACTTTGGTTTGATCACAAGCTGTCATAAATTTTTTTACATCATCACGACTGTTCACAGACAAACTCCATAATCATAGGAAAAATAACACGAATAACTTTAGCACATTCCATAGCAACTTCTCTATGTTCTTTTTGTGTGCCGTTACCTGTTCGTAGTTGTATATAGTGTATCCAAGAACGAAGACTTCCGTTCATGTACATACGAGACATTGTAATACCTTCAGGCAACACAGCTCTTGCTTGTTCTTTAGCAATGCCACTATCAAGTGCCCATTGATATGCATCACGGCACTCTCGAATAACTTTTTGCTGTTTCTCTTCCCACCATTCCTGCAACTGAGAATTATTTGTTTCAATTGAGTTTTGACGATTTTTCAAATCTTGCATCCGAGCATCCCGTGTTTCAAAACCAAGTTGCGTGGCTGTAGCATAACGTTGTGAAAATTCCTGGAACGAAAATGACCGGTGACGCAAAATTTGTCGTGCAATATCTCTTGTCGTTTCAATTTCAATACAAAGGTTCACCATTTCTAATGGAGACCAGTGCTGATTTTTGATGAGGTAACGGACCAACTTTTCTGCCGTATCATCATTATTTTGATTTGTGGGGTTTGATACACGTGCAACATATGCCACCTGCTCCATCAGACTGCGGTTTTCCATGTCCTTTGAATATGATATTAAATTCACTTTCATAATTATACTTTCTTCCAATTAATTAATTCCATCTTGGCTCTTAAATTCACGAATGTATGGGTACTTATAATGTCTTGAATTTCATCTGGTGAGAACCCATTCAAAATCATATCATTGATATCTTTCTCTTCACTTACAATTTCTGGCCATATTACTACATTGAAATGTTCTTCAATGGCTTTTTCCATGATCTTTACAATGTCTTTATTCCTAGGTTCGTTATCAAATACTAAAACAACCTTGGATTTATCAAATAATCTTGTTACGGATGGAAGATTTGAATCGGCCGTGGCAATTGTATTCGGCAGGAATAAAGAGTCAATAGGACCTTCCACCACATTAATCATTTCGTCCTGGTTGATCCTATCAAGACCAAAGACTTTATAATTATCATCGTCTAGTTTTACCGTGATATAACGTAACTTTGATTCACCAAGAGCACGGCCTTGAAATGCGGTTAGATTCTTATCTGCATCATAAAATGGAATCACCAATCGTGGATCGTTTTCTTTCAGACCATCTTTTTCAATACCCAAGTCTTCCACGAATTTCTTAAAGTCTTCCGCAAAATATAGATCCCAATGGTGATCAACAGGAATCTTGCGGGACAAAACATATGATTTGGCAAAATGTTCTGGTGGTAATTCTGCGATAGATGGCAGATTTAATTTTTTCTTGAATACTGGCTTTACTCGAACTTCATCGAATGTGGGTTTGGTATAGTTATGATTGCCTACCTCATTATTCTTGTATCTCTCAAGTGCATATTCTTTGAGTAGATGTGGATCAATCTTTTCTAAGAAATTATAAAAAGTGGTGGACGCACCACAGTTGTGGCATCGGTAGAAATAATCGTTTTTCTTCCGATACACATAACCACGGGCTTTTGTTTTGTTCTTTGAGGAATCACCACAGAGAGGACATCTGAAGTTATACAGGTCCTCTTTTTTTTGTGAGAATTTTTGAAGTTTTGGAGAAACTCTAAGAAGAAACGTTCGGTCAATAAAAACGGACATAACAAAAAGATAAATTTAGTTCAGAAGTCTCGTAATTGTATCAAACTTAACATGTGAAATCAACCATGATAGTACAATTATACCGCCAGCTAACATCCATTTCCATTGTAATATTTGATCTAAAGATTGACGCTCACCACGATTGTGTTCAGCAATTTCTTTACGAAGTTGTTTTAATTCTTCCATTAAACGCAGTTCGGTAATTTGAACTTTATCTAAAACAGTGTCAATTCTATCATGTATGTCATTGATATCTTTTTCTGTATCGGATCTTCTTTTTTCCATGTCTTCGTATACTTTAACGAGGTGGCGGTCGTGCGTGTCAACGATTTTTTCTATTACTTTGTCCATTTTTTGGCAAAGTTCGGTTATGGCACTTACTTGAGTTTTAAGTACCCCTATATCAACACGCACATCTATTTCACTACCAACTGGTGACATTATTTCTTTTCTGGAACTTTCGTACCTTCAAGTTTTTTGTGCACCTTCATTTGTTTGCACTCTTGAGTTGGCTTACCATCTTTACCTAAGACTGGCTTTCCATCTTTTGTTGTTTTATCGACACAAACTTTTTGTGTTTCTGGTTTCTTTTCTTCGGCAGCAACAGCAAATGTTGTGGCCAGAGATAGAACGATAAGAGCGATTAGTTGTTTCATGTGTTTCTCCAAATAACTTATTTAGACTTATGGTTTACTTGCAAATTTTTCGGAGGCAGTGAATCCTAGACCAGCGACAACAATATACATCATACCATCAAATAGTGCTTGTGTAATTGTTTTATCCCAGAATACGTCAGCTAGAAATGCCACCGCACACAAAAGAAATGCCATGAAAGTTACTACACGTTTAGAGCTCCACGTACTATCATGACCATCTTTGAGTAGACTAAAAAGAAAGTTCATTTTAAATCTCCGGTTGTGGTGCTGCTGGTGGTGCTAGTTTGCCGCCGAATCCTGTGACTACGGGTGCAGGCTGGCTGGGTGCAGCTGCTGGTGCTGGTGTGCTGCTGACGCTTGGCGTTACTGGAGCAATCGTCGCTGCAAGTGTTGTTGCGGTAGATTTTGCGGCCGCTGCTGCATTGTCTTGTGCCATCTTCATCATGGCCATCTTAGATTCTTGTTCTTCTTTTGTTCCACCGGACAACATGATGCCAGATAGTGTGCCAGTTAAAAATGTTGCAATAGGAACAATCAATTCAAAGAACTTTTGGTCGATTGGTGAAATTGCATTTAATGGTTGTGTTACAAAGATAAGAGAATATAAAACAACAAACACAATACCAGTCAAAGTCAACGCAAGGCAAACACCAATGAAAAATTTCAGACGAGCCATTAACTGCTCTTCTGAATAAATGAAAGGTACATTATTTTCCACAATTAACTCCTTGGGCTGCCGGTGCAGCAGTTGCAGCAGGTTTAGTTTCATCTACGGGTCCTAATCTTGGGTCACGTTGACCTTTAAATACATGTTCTGGGCAAGTTCTTGTCACATCACATGTAGGTTTCTGACAAATTGGTTTATCCCAATTATTTGGGTCTTGGCATGGGTAACGAAATCTATCACCACCAAATACAGCTAGTGCAACTGGTACAATAATAAGAAATGCTAGCCATTTAAACATTCTTTTATCATGCATTTTATGCTCCTAATACATGTAGTGCATGTTCATAGTGTTTGATACGGTCGTCAAGACCAATCGTACCACCATTAATCCGTTTTGTCAGTGTAACGATATCACCTTTATCTGCCCACTGATTTAGATTATTTGTTTCCCAGAACCAACATGCTGATTGTGCTGCACCTTCAAACGTTTGTAAATATTCTGTGGCTTCTTCTGGTGTGATTTGTAATGAAGCAGCAAACCATTTATAGTTATCACGGCCAGTCAATTGAATGAGGCCTCGGCCACAATATCTGTAACCATCACCAGATTCTTCTGGTCCATTTCCCATACGATTTGCATAAATGCGGTTAGCGATTGCTTCTTGTTTATTTGGGCGAGAACAGTAATCGTTGGCAGTCGCATCGTCAGGAAAATACTTAGGAAATAACTTGCGTAACGATGCAGGCCTGTAGTTCAGATTTTCTTTGAGTACCGTAAATCCACCAGACTCATGTGAACATTGTGCAACAAAAGCAGCTATTCTTTTAGGAGTATTAATCTCATAATCGGGAAATAATTGTGACAAAGCCTTATGCCAATGTTCAACATATGGATTTTTTGGTAACAACTGTTTAAGTTGAGCTAATGTTAATTCCATTTTATCTCCTAATCAATCTGAAATACTTTTTTCTGTACGTTATACCATTCAATCCACGATTCACTTTTCAAAGCACATTCATGATATAACATATAGTTTTCAGTAACCGATTTGACTACTTCACTTAGCAATGGATTTTCTTTATCTATCTTTTTTAAATCTGCACAAGGCTTCATCAAAGTTTCAGGCGCATCTGGAAATTTTCTTGCAACGGGAACTGCGGTGCTGCAACCTGTTAATAATAAGACGATTAGTAATAATCTCATTTGACACCTTCAGCAGCTTTATTCACAGCAACTACGGCTTCTTTGGGTATGTCGCATTTATCATTGAACTTGACAACTTCACGGTCTACGTATTGAACTATGTCTTGACCCTTTTCTTTGATGACGTTTGTTTTTGTTACAACTTTCTCTACGATTTTAACATTCTCTACCGCAGATTTTTCCTCCGACTCTTTAACTTTTATTTCCAATTCTTTTACTTTAGCCAACCAAGATTCTTCATTTGAAATCGCACCAGACATATATGTGCCCAACACAATCAATGCTACTGATCCTAGTTGTATTGGAGTTTTATAAAGATATATCCCAGGAATGGGCAAGAAGCGCATAAGATAGGTTGCGGCTAGACCTAAAATTCCTATGGCGAGAAGAGCATAAAATATCCAGAACGGTAACCATTTAAGAATCCACATAACAACACCTTACATCTTTGGTGGTTTCCTTTTAAAGATTCCTTTCAGAACCGGATTGTGTTTTTTGCCAACACCTGGTTCTCCAAATTTACTGCCTGGAGGTTGTCCCATTCCAGCCACATTTCCCGAACCAGTTGTATTTGTCGGTGCAGCAGACATTGCTCCGCCACCCATACCATCTTCCAGAATATATTCTTTGAATGTCTTCATCAGCAGTTCCACTTTCTCAATGCTTTATTGATGCGTGAATCTGGATCATGTGCAGTTTTGGCTGATGTTAGACGCTTCTTCATTCCACCCATTCTGGCACAGAATGACTTGCGACGATTGGCGGCTTTAGATCCTTTTTTTAATTTAGATGGCTTTGTAGTTACGGCCATCGACAGTTTAGAACCTGGATTTTCTCTACGATAGGATGCGATGCCTTTTTTGTTTAGCCCACCAGATTCCGATTTACCTTCTTTGCGTTGCCATGCAGCAACTTCATCAACTTGTTGAACTTCTTCTGGTACGCAATTAGGAACTTTGCGACCACCTTTCATTTTCATACCAACAGCAGTATAACCTGTCCAGCAAGCATCTTTTAATTTGCCGGTTGGTTTTTTAACTTCTTCTAAGAATTCTTTGAATTTTATCATATCTTCCTCAGTATTTCTACAATGTTAATATCTATAGGAATATCTTGTGTGTATATGTTTTTGCCGCCAATTCCATATACAGTATCAGGCATAATATTTAAATATGATAAAAATGTTTTTAAAACATCATAGTCACGCTCATCTGTCTTATAGAACAATATTCTTGCGGTGGCTTCATTTCCAAAAACATTGTTCAATAAGATGATATGATTCAGAATCAAACGCTCTTTTAAACACTTCGTAATTTTATATCTACGAAATAATCTTTTAAGATATTTTGTTCTTTTAATATCTCCTTCAAACTCAGATAATATGCAATGAGGTGAGTTGTAACACTTCATTGCATATATCATAAAATTATCTTCTGTCAAATTTTCAAACATAATTAAAATGGGGTGGCCAAAAGCCACCCCGGTTTAAAATTACATGATTGTAATTGTTGCGTTCGAAGATGTTGCGGAAACACCTTGGTCTGCAGCGGTAACAATCGCACGAACAACGTACTGGTTTGCTGTTGCGTTGTATGGATATACCTTGAGTGTGTCTGTTGTTCCACCAAGATATCCTGTTGCAGTTGGTGTGTTGTTTGCAACGTTTGTCCAACCCAACGAACCAGTGTTGCTGTTGACTTGCCACTGATATGTCAGTGTTGCACTTGTGTTGCCCCTCAACGATGTTCCAACCAAGAATGAAGCAAAGTTTGCATTTGAAGTGTTGGATGTTACAGATGCAGCCGATGGGCTTGTCAACGTAATAGCAACGTTGGCATAAACTTGTGCATCGCCGTCAGGTCCATTCATGTTGCTAAGAGCAACTAGAACTTCTTGTTGTACACGGTTAGCTCTTCCACCTGAGCCTGTGGTTTTCAGAACCCAACCGGCATGAGCGACCTTTTGATTAACAGCAGCTTCTTGTGCATCAACACCGAAAAGACCAATAGTTTCACCGGTCACATAAACATCAGCAGTAGTGTTTCCGTACAGTAAAGCTACATTAGCCGCTGTAGGAGCGGATTGTTGTGGATTGTTTTTAACAATCGAAGCATTCACAGCCCAATATGGAGCATTGGCTGCGTTGTCGTATTTTCCCCAAGATGACATTGTTATTCTCCTTTTAACCGAGGGTTATGTTACCTATTTATCAGTTGCCTTTTTTCTCTGGCTTTTGATCCGGACGGCCTTTCATCATGGGATCAATTTCAACTGTGTCTCTTTTTTGACCTGTGAGAGTGGTGCCACCAGTTAATACGGCAGCTGCCTTTGGTTTAGTCTGCCCTAAATTGTCTACACCGTCCACTTTTTGTGTTTTTGGTTTTTTACCATAGGTTGCAACAGACTTATCTTCTTTTTCGTGGTCATACGTCTCTTCATGCATACGATGCTTTTTATACATCGCTTTGATCATGCGAGCAGATTTGGAACGTTCTTTTTTCATGGAGTCTCCATTGACTTCCATACCAACTGTTTGTGTGGCTGCATAAGAATCTTGGAACTTATCTTCATCAATCTTCTTCAGTTGTTTTCTACGCCACTTTTCGGATCTTGCCTGTGCTAATTTTTCCCATTCTTTGGGATTCATTTTGCAATTACAGTCTTGTTCCGTGATTTCAAAATCTTCTTTGATATTTGCAATATACTCATAATCATCCATGGTCAACATACCTTTGTTGCGGATATTAATGAGTTTTTCTACCACTTTGTGTAGGTCAGGATCACTCTTCAGGTCTTCTCTGGCCAACTCTAAAACACGAATTAATAATGGAATGTCAAAAGTAATGGTGTCTTTTTTGTCAACTTCTTCTTTTTTTAATCCATCTGAAGGTATTTCTTTATGCATATGTATTGATTTTTTCAATATATGCAGTCTCTGCTGTGTGGGTGAGTGTTGAGTTGTGATGGTTTCAAACATATGGTCACGTTTCCACTTATCAAATTCACCAGATTTTGAATGGCTGATCATCGTGTCTTTCGTGACATATCGTGGATCAATACCTTTAGATTTTAGGTAACGCATCAACACAGGGCTCTTGGACCATTCATCCAAAGTTTCTTCTGGAATGTTGGCACGTGCGGACCAAGGATCACGTGGATCCTTGCCATACTGTGCTTTTGGTGCTGCGTTTTTTACAATAGCTTTTAACTTTTGTGCTTTGGAATCCATTTTAAAACCTTATTCTGATGTTCCTGTTTTGCCCATCATTTCGTTTTTCATTCTCTTCAGAGATTTCGTAGCAGTATCTTTGGCCATAGCGAGAGGTTTGCTATCGTCTGTTACAAAAGGAACTGTGTCGTCTTCTGGTCTCTTGGACTCTTCAATTTGTTCAACATTTTCTTTCATTTTTTTCAATGTCAGAGCTAAGCGAGCACGTTTTCCAGCTTTACCCGGATCATGTGCATGTTTATGTGCATAGGCTTGTACGCTCATGCCAGCACGTTTTGCTGCAGCAGTTTCGGCTCCTGGTTTCTTTATAGCACCAGCAATCCAATTCTTTTCGTCAATCTGCTCAACTTCCTCAGATGTTGGTTTGTTACCGACAACACGCTCGTGGCCACGTTGTAAAGAATCCATATCTTTCTTAACCTTTTCTTTTCCCGATGCAGGAGAAGAATGGGTTTTATCCATCTTTTTCTGAATATATGACTTTACTGTTGACTTTTTTAATTCGTCTAGTTGCTCAGTTGATTCTTTGATATGGTCATGATGGCCATATAAATCACCTTTTATTCCATGTTTTTTTCTTAATTTTGCGGCTTCATCTTCAACTTCTTTGGCTTCTTTTCCGCCAACATATTCAGCATGAGCAACATGGCAATCTGAATGTTGACACATATCATCGGCTACTTTATTACCATAGTGTTTGCGAACATGGTTTTCAATAGCTGTAGCTGCATGTTTACTGTGATGACCATGCTCCCCGCCGCCATAACCCTGGTCTGCACCATAAGAATGATGTGCATGACGGTGCCACAAATGTGTCAGTGTCATTTGGTCCATTTTGCCTTCGTCAATCTGTTCAACTTCTTCATTTCTTTGCTTGGCATAATATGCAGCAAGTGCCATTTCTTTACGCTTAGCTTTAGATTTGCCTTTGAATTTTGGATTGTCTGAATGCACGAAATCGTGAATCCAATCTCCAGCAGAAGCATCTTTTGACAGAACTTCGTTGATCATTTCGTCCAGAATTTCTTCTTCAAATAAAGATTCAATCAATTTGCCTTTGAAATAAGAAAATTCTTCTTTTGTTTCTTTTTCTGCTGGCTCAGGTTTGTGCTTCTTAGAATACACTGTACCGGTAGAAATTTTCTTGGAATCAAAACCAGCTTTCTCGCCAGGTTTTGAAGGTATTTGACTCTTGTAGTTGGGGCTAAATGGATTTGAAGACTCGCCCACGTTTTCTTCTTTTACCGGTTTCTTACCTGCACGAAGAGCGGCCAAGTCGGCAGCATCAATCTTTTCAGGATCGCCAGCCATCTTTGCAATCTTTTTCTGTTTAGGTGAAAGATGTTTTTCTTCTTGTTGCATGATTTCTTTGACAGCATCAGCAACAGAATCCTTTTGTTTAAGATTGATCATTTTTGTTCTCCGTTTTCTTCTTCTTTTTAATAGAGATACCAGATTGCCCAAATTTATCCATCGGTGTCACCAATGGTTCTTTATTACTTGCTCCACCAAGAACGCCACCAACACCCATGTCGTAAGCTCCAGGGTCATCAATGGCTTCCTTTATCGTATTTCTAAAACTTCTAAAGTTCTTTTCTTCTCGGTATGTTACATCACCAAGACCAGACATTGGGTAAACTGTGCCTTGTTGTCTGGTATCAAATTCTTGACCTACACCATCCGTATTTCTCATTCTTTGGTTGACTGTAGGGGCATCAGAAAATCTTTTCTTTTTTACTTTGATTTTTTCTTTGTCTTGGCTGAACCTGGACTCTTCTTCTTGCGTGCTGGTTTTGCTTCCGCTTCTGTTGGACTCGGAGTAGGTTCTGAAGATGTAACTACCTCTTTTTCTTGGGGCGTTCCACTTAATGTCTCCGTCGTTGGTGTCACCTGCTCTGTTGTCTGGGGTAATGTCTCCTGGACCTGGGGCACTTCCGATACCACCGGACTTGAGGGTTGGGCCACTTCCTTCACTTCGGAAACTGGGGTTGTATCTACCTTTGATGTTGGCTTTTTGAATAGATTTAGAAGTTTTTTCAACATTTTGATTTTCCTTCAAGAAATAATTAAGGGACTCATTGATGTTTAATTTACCATGGTTTTCCAACCATGATATTGCAACGTCATTGAAAATTCTCTTTTCAATAAACATATTTAGTTTTTGATAAGTATCTGTAATTTCTTCTTCCAAATCGGTTACTGAAGAATTGTTATCCAAGTATATGAAAGTATTGAAACTTTCGGAATACTTGTTTTTGTTATACTGTGATTTTTTCCACTTATCTTGTCGGACAGATTCCAAAATTGTCTTGTTTAATTTTTCGTTACGGTTCTTGCTTACATCGTCTGTTGTATTGACGAAGACCATGGCTGTTGTATAACCTAGTTCTTCCAACTCTTCTTTAACTAAAGTCATTCTTTGCACATCATCGGCTGGACCATTAATAATGAGTGGCGCACGGTTACGAATTGATTCTCTACGGAAATCATTTGTCTTTTCGGACAACTTTTGTTTGTCCATTAGATATTCTAAAATCTGCACACAGTTCATTTCTACCATTTTTGAATGTGGTATGGCCTCACGGATGATAATGTCTTTACCTGAACCTGGACCTCCAGTGACAAATACTGCCTTGAAGATGCCACGGTCAACGGATTCATGCAGACCCATACCTTTACGAACGTCATGCATTAATTCTTTTGCATGATGATCAGCAACATGAGACGGAACACCTTGACGGAAAGAAGAGAAATCTTTATTCTTGGCATGTTCTCTCATTTTTGTACCAGACATACCCTCCGCACCTTCAGCATCAGGATCACGGTGTCCAGCAGAATGTACGGTTATTTTCTTAAAATTGTATTCACCGTGACCAGCTTTTTTACCATTATATTTGTGTAAGAGATCATGATATTCTTTGACACGGTCAGAACCGCCGACTACGTGCAGATGTGTTACACCTTGTTTGTGTAACTCGGCCGCATGGTGTAAAAGTGTAGGCTTTTCTTTAGAGGAAGACACAAAGTGTGTTCCTGGAGAATATCTTTTCAAATGTTTAACTTTTTGTTCAGCACTTAAAGGATTCTTTTTGGTATCTTGTGAGTGTGATAAGATAACACTGTGTTTACCACCAACTTTATGTGCTACTTCCTTAACTTTGTCAATAAGTTTTAGGTGTCCGGTAGTTGGAGGATTCATACGACCAAAGGCCATTACGTGATGTTTTTCTTTGGATTGGTCTTCTTCTACCAGTTGTAAAAATGTCTTCATTTGCGTACTTTTAAAAGATTGGCTTTACTGAACTCTTTGCGATTGACCAGTTTTGATGGTTCGCCAGCATGATGAATGACGAATCCTTCTGGATCTGTCTTCTTTCCATCAATATCATGTTCGAGGCCACCGGTATGTTGGTTCAACACATTAACTAAAGTATCTTTAGCTTTCTGTAAGTGGTCGTGCATCTTAAACAGATTATTATAGTGCTCTTTATTAGCTTGTATATGTTTAATGTGAGCCTTGGCTTCCGCTTCTTTGCGACCTTGTGCTGCAGGAGTTTTTAACTTAGCTGATTCTTTGGCTACTTTATTTTGTATGAACTTTTGCATACCTTCAGCCGAAGGAGTCTCATCAGTTCTAACGGTATTGTTTATATATTGTTCTAAATGCCCACCTGCACCAGAATGTGGAGTTGCGGCTCGGTACATATCTTTACCATGTTGATCGTGTATCTTTTTTGCAGCTTCCATGTGTTTACGGAACTGTTCTTGGTCTTTGTCTGAGTAATGAACCTGTCTTGTGTCCATATTCGCAGACTTTTGCCAAACGTCAGGATTGTGTTTAAAGTTGTGTAAGTCTGGATGTGGATCAGCTTTCATGGAAGCCAAGTTCTTTCCATGATATGTGTGGTGAACAATTATGCCTAACTTGGCTTTTTTAATTTGGTCGCCTTGTTCACCTTTAGCTGTATATGTTATTGTATTTGGTGTGAACGAAACGCCACGCTTTGTTTCTTTCTTGTCTTCACCAGAAAACATCAAATCGCCCTGGTAAACACCAGTTTTAGGTGCAACTTTCTTTAGGTGATTAAGTGAATCGTGCAGTTTGGCCATCAAACCTGGTGCGTGTCCGTGGTTTTTAAGTATGTCGGCGTGAGTGTAATTTAGTTTAGGAGTGACGTTGAATGCAGACTTAGATGCCACAAAGAACTTTCCGTTTTCTGGATTATGACCAAAAACAAGAGACGGGGAACCGTCATACTTCATGGTCAAAGCGGAACTGTTTCCACCAGATTTAATGTGCTCGTGGGCTTGATTGAGTGCACCAAAGGCGTGTTTAAAACCCTCAGCGCCTTTTTGCAGGGGTCTGTCTTCCGTGTGGGTAATGTGTTTGAGCTTTGTTTCCTCTTCGGCCTGCTCTACAATATAATTCTTAAATGAATACATCAAGTCTCCAGAATGCAACACACTTTGGTTGCCCGTGGATTTATTTATACGAAATTATAACACAGATTTACAGAAAAGTCAAATATTTGATTTAATATATAGCGTGAAAATCTTGGATTTAATACCGTTCAATAGTTCTGTTGCCGGCCAAGAAACCCTCACATCCAATCGTATCAAACTCTACCAAATATTCTTTTGGTATATTCACAAAATGAGCGTGTTCAGTATCAACATAATTTAATATTTCAAAATTTTTGCGGATAACGTCAATATAAGTGTCAATTAAGGATGGGCAGAAAGAAAACATTCTAGTTATTAGAAGGTGTGTGGCATCACCTTGTATTGGTTGCATCCAAGTTGGTATTCTCTTTTTGAATACGAATTTTCCAAATAAATTATCATAATCACTGAGATTGAAATCTTCAGTTATTGTGGTTCTGGATGAATACTTAAATATTCTTTTGACCGGTTGCATTATCTTTTGCATCTGAATATCATATTTCAGATTCATGAGTACGTTGTAAATCAGTGCATTTTCAGCATGACTTTTATGAGCTCCGGCCGACAAATCTCGGACTAGAGGTATATCACTCACATCAATAAAAATGTGGCAATTATCGGAAAGTATTTTCTTTTCTTCGTCAGTTAGCGGTGAAGCAACAGACACATCAACTAACATAAGTATAGAATCTTTGGTATTTTTTTGTAATGAAATTAAAGAGTCTACGGTTTGTTGAAACCTTTCTTCGTGGGAAAATGCTCCCATAACAGGTTTGACGGCTGACGTAATAATAAAAAGATTTTTATCTGGTATCATAGGTAGTCACTCAGTGTGTCGGAGTTTCTCCGAATATTTACAGCTTCAGCCCTAGGAAAAGGATTGGCTTCATTGAAATCATTAATCAGTATTCTTCTGCTGTTTAATAATCCCATGATTAATTGGTAATTTTTGAAACCAAGATTATTCAACATCTCTTCAGTCATATCACGTAACGTCGATGATCTGGCGGTAGTGAAAATAATTTGTGCACCGTTTTTCTGAAAATGCAACATTCGTGTTACATTATTCATTAATGCTACTGGTAACGTGGAATAAGAATTTTCGCCGACTCTAGATTGACTGACAACCAAAGTTCCATCTATATCACAGAAAATTACAGGCTTGTCATTGTACTCAAACCAATCTTGTGCGGTGCCCACATCAATATAATTTGTTACATCTTTTTTAGTAAAAAGTATATTGTGATCAAGACATTGCTCAATCACATTTGAAACAAATATTTCGTTGCAATTTTTTCCTAAAGAGTCGAATGCATCGACAAAAAGGTTTGCTGATTGGAACTTGTAACCGCCAACACAAAAGGTTCCAGACACCACATTTTTTTCTATAATATCTGTGATGATGCCATTTTCATTGCAGACAACAAAGCTTTTAGAAGCAAGTTTTTTTAAAACCTCATGATTCTTGATATCTGAAACACAGACGTAGTTTCCCTCAGTCACCTGGTGTTCAAAGAAACTATCACAATCTTTAATGAGAATTGGTTCTTCTTTTAGACCTCGTTCTTGAATTATTTTGACCACAGTTTCTGCCGGCCCACTCGTTGGTTTATCCAAGATAACGATATTGATTTTATCACCAAAATCATGTCTTATGAAATCACTCGCATGATATTTTTCATCGTGTTCTTTTAAAATACCTACGGTTACACCATGATTCAGGTATGGCTTGACGGCATTCATCAACATCATCTCATGTTTGTAATCATACAATAGATATTTTGGTTTCATATTTGGAAACCGGCTTGATAATCCTGCAGCAGGTATAATTATTTCCATAATCTGTGTATCTCTTTCATAATAAAATTATAATTGGAATCGTCTTTTTTACAATGCACTAGTACACGCAACAACATCAAAATTAACAATGAATCATTATTTGCAATAGGAAATTTATTTAATATTTTTTCCTGTAACAATTTTAATTTCACATCAATCTTGGCATTTTCGTTTCTCAGAAACCATTTGCATTCCATATCTTGCCGCATTTTGGCAACATCAAACACATACGAATCATAAGGCACGGTAACGGCGTCTATCATATAGAATCCATTGTCCGAACTGATTAGATTTTCTAATGTCATGTCTCCATGATACATAGACTTTGGCAATACTTTTGGTAATTTGTTGACAAGTTCTTCTCTGGTAAAAGGCAATTCGGACGTATTGTCAATCCATTTTAGATTCGTATTGTATGTGTCAGTATAATCTTTGTCTTCAATATCTTTTTGAAAATTTTCCAATGTGTCAATAATAAACTTAGACAACTTTCGTATTGGATTGTGAATCAAATATGTTTTGATATCGAGGCCGTGAATATATTCCATCTCAAAATAATTTGATGATTGTACATATATCTTTGGCACAGGATATCCACCAAATCTAAGTGCCCACAGTCTCTCGGTGTTTCGTCTTATTTCACCGATTTTGAGAACATATGGTTTGCCGGTCGGATATTTCTTTAGATAAATTTCGCAACCAGAATGGCCTGAAAATTTTACAATGTCTTCCATATATCGTAATCGTCACGAATCAAAGAATGCCAAGTGCCGTTGTGTTGGCCAGGAGGAAAAGGATTATTCATATTGACATAAACCAAATTCTCACCGAACAAATTATGTTCGTGTAGATTGGCCCTCATGAGGTCTTCACCAATAAATTGATTTCCTGCGTCATAATATTTGTCCAGGTTCAAAAATGTGGACATATACTTTTTCATATTTGATTGTGAACTAAATGCAAATTGGTCGTTTCCAAAATCTCTGGTTGGAACCATACGACAATTTGGTATGTACAATTTTGTATTGTCTAGTTCATTGAAAGGTATAACGGTATTGAGTGCATAGTCGGTGCGAGATTTGATGACCCAATCATATTGACGACAAATTAATTCACTGCACAAGTACATAGAATACAACATTCTCCATGTAAATCTAGGAGGATGTTTTTCTGCATTAGGAGTGTTTGTGTATCTACGATCAAAATCACCTAGTGGTGGAGTTGTAAATTCATAACTCAGTGGTTTGTATAATTGTAATAGTTCTCTCTGTTTATCAAACTTCCAACTATGGATATAGACATCCACATCGTAGTGATCAAGGAGATTTTTTTTATAGAATTCATAACCTTTTTCAAATGATCTGGCTTGACCAGAAAAACACAATGCAATTTTCATCTTTGTAAACTCACAGGTAAATCAACAACGCTAAATGGTGTATTTGTCATTACAAGGTTACGAAGTAACATCATGTGTGGGCAATACCTTTCGTACTTATGTATACGGATATTTTCTTCACCATAATTCTTCTTGAATCTCAAGTAGTCTTCAAAGACAGGTTCAAATTGTGTTGAGTGCAACTTCTCATAATTATCATATATGAAATAATTTTTGGCCATTTGAAATGGCATGATTGCAAAGATATCAGAAATTAAATTATAAGATTCTTCAATAGGCGTATACACTCTATCCGCAAATTCGAAACCAAATGGATATTTAAATGTAATATCGTAACGACAATATACTAGAGATTCATACTCTTTGTCAACCAATTCAAATGCTCTTTTTCGGCTAAAATTCATAGAAGCATTTCCGGCAATTTTATCGTTTGGTGCATTTTTGGGATTCGAAGACCGCACTCTTTTTTCTATGTCGTCAAATTCTTCTTTGTAATTTTTCCAGTCTTCGCATAAAATAGCTTTTGGTTGTAGTGTGTGTTTGATATTGTCGATCTCTTCGGTATCCATAGACCAAAGATGACAATATACATCCATATTATTAATCTCAATAAATTTACGGATGTTTTCTTTTGTCTGGTCGAAAGTTCTATATTGACCAGACAAAACAATACAATTTTTATTTTTCATTTGTACCAGTACCAAACATCACATTCTGTTGTGAGAATTTCTTTATTGACACTCTCAGCGAATTCTTTTGCGGCACGGTTTACACCTTCGATTGCTGTGAAATCGTGGCCAGAAAAGATACCACCAGGTTTTAAGAACTTATAATAATTGTTACAGTCCTTTGTGAGTTGTTCATAAGTGTGTAGACCATCAATAAAGATGAAATCAAACATATTTTCTTCGAATAGTTCAACAGCATCGTCTGAAGTTTTTCTGACCAATTCAAATCTCAATGTGTGTGGTTCCATTCGCTTCATCATTGTTTGAAACACTTCTTCACGTTCATTTAATGGCCTGCCATTCCAGTCCACATAATTTTCATATGGATCAATAGAATACAAATATAATCTAGGATTAGATTCAACTAAAAATTGTGAAGTGTCTCCAATATCACAACCAATTTCTAATCCAACAGGGTCTTTTAGGTCTTTGATCAATTCACCCAACCCAAAACCAGAACACTTAAATGTTGTTATTTTTTTGGTACCAAATGCTTGTTCGATAGTATTGAACGTAATAGTTTCACTCATTTTTTACACCTTGTAAATAAAATAATCAGATTCATCTTGTTGGCCATATGATTGCATCACATGTTTTTTCCATTCGGGAACACGGTCATACTGATGTACAATCGTGAATTCTACTTTGTCTCTAGTTTTCACACGACCATTTTCAAAAATAGGTTCAGGTTCTGTTAGAAACGGTCTAAACATATCTATCTTAGATGGATCCACTGTTGTTCCAGCTTGCATGGCCCATCCAGATTTTTGTTTTAAGAATAGTGTAACGTCTTTATATGGTTGTGTGTTTATAAGAACGTTGTAGACGGCCTGGTCAACAATAGGAATTGGTCTGTTGATGCCATTGGTGAAGATGTTGAATACTAAATCCTTAATGTAATCTGCATGGCCAGCTAATGTTCCAACATTATAGATTTCATTATCTTTAAAAATTTCATGCACATATGGACCATAAGCTTGAAGTAAATTTTCGTTACCCCAAGGTTCGTCCTTGTACAACATACCTTCCGAACCAGCAATTAGTTTTTTGTTGGTACTCGCCAACATTTTATGCATGTGTTCAAATGGATCTTTTTGAAAATACACATCTTTTACGTCTGTGGTGATGACGTATTGATATTCGGTATGTTTTTCTTTGAGATATTCGTAAATATAAAGAAATCGCAAAACGTGTATCGGTATTCTGGAATCTTGGGCCATTTCAACCAGAATAAATCCCTGTGATTGTAACCAAGTTTTTGTTTCTTGTGATAGATTGCTGATGCAAACTACCTTGTCAACATTTTTATCACAAACTTCATTGATTGAAAGCACCCAAGGCTTTATTTGATTGATGTTATAGTTTTGTATGCCACCAATAATTAGATTTTTCTTATCCATGGAAATTCCCCATTATATTTTTCATTCATTATTTTGTTACCATTAATAAAAAAGCTTGATGTGACGGATCCTGGATTACCGTCAACACGATAATTTACAGTATACTGACCAGTACATGTATAGTTATTATAGTGTTTATCCAACACACTATAGAACACTCGGTCTTGACCCCAGCCACCATGCCAGACTTGCGCCAGAGATTGTGCAACTTTTGTTTTGATGCAGTATGAATTGGTGTCTATATGATTTAATCCATGATACGTTGGCCAACGACCAAGCGATTCACAGTTATCATCACAAACATATTGTCCATCTTTGTCGCATATTTTTCTGAGTGAAAAACACCAGTCGTAATCTTTTGACTCAATCATTTCAACACAAGACTGCACATGATTCTTGTCAAACCAATTGTCTTGGTCCAGATATAGTACATAATCGGTGTCTATCAAATGCGTGAATGCAGCATATACTCTATGCCCATAGAAACCATTGGCACCAACGTTGATTGGAAGTTGGCATACGTATAGGTTTTTATTACCAAGATAGTTGCTGATGATTGTTTTTGCTTTCGGTGAAAAATTATCACCATCAATCACCACATAACATTTTGTTGGGTATGTTTGATTTAGTACACTCTCTAAAGAGGTTTTCAAATCTGGTGAACCAGTTGTTGGTATAATCACTGTTGCTGTCATAATATTTCAATCATGGTTATTTTATTTTTATGGTATTTTTTCTTTTTTCCACATATTTCGGCCAAATTGATGATCTTGAATGTGGAACAGGATCATTTCTGTCACTTCGATATTGGGCTGTAAAGGTCGGCTCGTAATCGCCTTTCATAATTTTTCCATTTTCACTGGTGTGATTGGCATCAATTTCATAATAAGAATTCTTTTTAACAAGCTTGACTGGACCCTGCAAAACAAGTTGCACATTATCTCTTCCATATTGTCTACTTCCTTGTTTGAAGTCATCACCATATACAGATTTATTTTTTAAATTATTATCTTTAATTTCTTTAACAACATTCGCACCTCTTGGTAACCCATCATCGAAATTTTCCTTTAATGATTTTAAAAATTCTTTTGTTTCTTTATGATTGTGTGTGTTTGGAACATTTTTAGAAATTCCCCCCCATTGTTGAAAGTCCTTTGCGGTTCGACCATCTTTATGTGACATCCAAACAATTTCTTTTCCATTTATATCTAAGAAATGAAAATCGGATTTTGGTGTTCCTGGAGTTTTTTGTATATCATAAACCTCATAAATAGTATTTTTTATTTTAATTGGAACAGTTGTTGTTGCTAATTTTTTCTTTATATCTATCAACTGTTCACGAATTGAAATAATTTCTTTTTCTTCAATATGAGTCGTGCTTATTTTTTTATCGGCCATTCCACCAAATTCTGATGTTTTAGCTAAATTGGATAATTTTATTTCTTTACCTAAATTTGTTTGAAACACTATTGTGCCTGGATTAATTTTATTTTTTAATCTTTTATGAATACTCAAATCAAAGATGAGTTTAACTTTCTTTTTTCCATTAATTGATGTGACAAGTTCGAATTCATCTCCGCGTTCATATTTCTGTATAAAGATAACTATTCTTTCTTCTCTACCTTTTTTATATAATTCCGAAGGAGCTAAATTAGAAGCCATGTGAAAACCTCAAATAAAAGTATTTATCTGATTATCTGTATGTCTTTCCCGGACGTCCACACTTCCAATTCAGTCTTCATTCTTCCTTCATTCTTCAAAGTTTCATATCTGTTTGAAGCCTTGTTTTTCCACCAAGAAACCAAGTTTACCAAATGATGTTTTTCGTAGTTTTCTCCGGGAATTAACTTATCGGACAAACAGTTAACATATTCCACACTGTTCTTGAAACCATAATCTGAAGTATAATATCTTTTCTTTTCTGTCAACCTTTTGGCGTTCTCAATCGTTTCCAAGAATGCTGCTGCCTCAGGTGATCCTTTAAGTGCTGATTTTACCAAGGCCACGATTCTCATGGTAGTTTTAAGTTTTTTACTTGAAGAATCCGGATCAACTATTTCACCAATCTTATTTTCCACAAAGTTTCTCAGGTCTTCATACGTTTTGCCGTGCATCAACGGAACAAAATCACTGTCTGTAAGTCCTTTATATCGTATGTAAGGTTTCATACCATCATACTGTGAAACTTGTTTTGAACTGCCATAGAGGCTTGTGGTTTCGAACAAACACAAGTTCATACCATATTTTTTGTTGACCATTTCTCTCACTTCATGTGAACAACAAATGGCAGCCAAAAGTTTACCGCCCAAATAATTGTATCCAAATGGCTGTGATGGCACAATGACGAATCCCATCATTGATGAATTGTTGAATCTGGTGGCCCATTCCGGTTTCTGTGTGAACACTTGACCTAAAAATTCATTTCGTGGTTTACAGTTTATAACTGGTGAACCTAATCTTAGAAATCCAACATATTTGTTTGTATTTTTTTCCAATACCGCCAGCCTAATTTGACGGCCAACTGGTGAAATATTGATATGTGAAGAGGTAATATTGAGTAGTGTTTCCCATGTTTCTTGTTGTATTTCACATACTTCAAAGTCCATGTCTTGTGGATGCATGGAGAAATCGGAGAATAAATCGTCTTCTAGAGGAAAAAGAGGATTTGAAGGAAGATCACGCAGAGATGCCAATTTCTGATCCCGCATATAATCATCCACTCGGTGAAAGTTGGAAAAGTAGTCATGAAATACCTTTGCACAATGCAAAGCCTCCTCTTTGTTTAGATTCATACTTTAAAACCATCAAATGATTTTTTCTGTGGCTTCTGTTGTGTTGGTCCAGAATCTATGATATCATTTTGTGCAGATTGTTCAACATCATACAGTCTCATCTTTGCACGGTCAATACCCACAGCAAATCTTTTATACTGTGTTGGATCAGAATAACGATTTTTCAATTGTTTGACCATGATTTGACCAAGCTCTTCCAAATCTTCAGACGAGATGAGAGCAAACATCAAGTCAGCAGTTGCTGGCAAACCAAAAGATTCAGACGTATCTTCTAGGCCAGGATCACTACTTGTAAAACCACTTCTTGTAGTCTGTGTGGCAGAAACAATTGGAACATCGAATTCGACAGCCATACCACGTAACTCTTCTGCAATCGCTTTAACGTATGTATATGAATTAACGTTGGCACCAGCTTTGATGCGTGAAGAACAACAGATGTTCAAATAGTCTATGAAAATAATATCTGGTACAAAAGACTTTTTGAGATTCAGTTCATTCAATAATGTTCTAAAGTGTGTCGTTGAAGCTGATGCAGTCGGATATTCTTTGATGATAAGTTTACCAACAGTCTTATCACGGACCTTTTTGATTTTCTTATCATATAATTCTTTTGGCAGTTCTGAAAGTTCATCTACAGTTACATTCAAAAGATTTGCATCAATACGTTCTGCAATCTTTTCTTCGGCCATTTCTAACGTGATATACAATACATTTTTGCCTTGCACCATGGCACCAGCAGCCACGTGACACATGAAAAGAGATTTACCGACACCTGTACCAGCCAAGGCGATGTTCAGTGTTTTATTTGGAAGCCCACCTTTTGTGATCTTGTTGAAATAATCTAAATCGAAAGGTATTCTACTTTCATGTCGATGATAGAATTCATATCGTGCATCTGAGTTCTCCAAGTAATCATGGCCAACCGAATTATCAAAACTTACCGCCAAGGCGTCCGATAATATCTTGGGAATCTGACCTTTGTCGTGCGTTTTGTCTTTTCCGTCCAGTATAGAAATAGACCCGAGTACAGCATTGTATATCGCCTTTTCTTGGCAAAATTTTTCCGTTTTGTCAACAAGCCATTGAACCTTGGATTCTTCGTTTTTAGTCTTCTCAATTTCCTGTAGATAAGTTTTGCACTTCTCCACCTCGTCATCTGTGAGAGAACGCCTTTCTTTGACGGCCAATAGAAGCGCTTCAATGTTCGTTGTAGTATTGTAACTTTCCGTGAACGATGTAATTTCATGAAAGAGTGTCTTTTCGGTTCTATCGGTAAAATACTCGTCTTTTAAAAACGGTAAAACTTTTCTAAGGTAATCTTCATTGAAGATTAGATTTTTCAGTATCGTCTGTTCCAGTCTCATCAATAATATCCTGTTCAATGTTAGATGACATGATTTCAACCAATAAGTCACCGAGGTATTGTTTGACGTTTGCGTCCTTTTCCATCTTTGATGGTTTCATCACTGTAGATTCTAACACATCATAACGAAAAAGTAAATACATATCACCGTCTTTTTCGTCAAACTTTACCTTGCCATATTTGAACAAGGTATCTTTATATGGTCCGGTCAATAAACGAACATGTACCGAAGTGCCGTCATTTTTAGGATAGACAAAACAATAATCAATACCTTCAATCATTCTTCATCCTCATAATTTATGATTTCGGAAGATGCCACGCGGTATTTGCTTTCAATAAATTCAGCAAAAGATGGATCGGCAAGAATGTCGAACCAGAACTCTTTGGTATCAGTATCCTTTTCTCGGTATTTTTTATCTTCAACTTCACCAGTCTTGACGTTTACCTTAGAATACCACCCATTGGATGGTTTAACCACATGTTTGGACTCAAGAGCCAAGTCAAGTAGGCCAGACCACCTGCTGATACCACCGTTGAAAGATACAGTAACAGGTATTTTAGATTTTTCTTTGACATATCTAGACTTCTCTACGTTAATGATAAAATTATAACCAGTGATTTCTTGCCCATCTTTTTCTTGTTGACGACCAATGATAAAGATGTTATCAGCAGAATAATAACTGCCTGTGCCGCCACCAACAATGTCTTTGGGGAACATTCCAATTTCTTTGTAAGTATGATTGACAACAATCATGGGAATATCTTTGAGTGTTAAGTGCGGGGTCACCATACGAAACAATGATTTAATTTGTTTGGCACGGGACATATCTGCAACAGATTTTCCTTCTAGTGCATCTTCAACTTCTTTCTTGGATGCCAGATTACCAATTGAATCAATCACAATAATCAAACGTTCGCCACGTTCAATGTTTGAAAGTTGTCCCATGATATCAAACTTCAATTGTTCAATGTCGGTAATAGGTGTATGCAAAACTCTTTCTTTGTCAATCTCAAATGAATCAAAGTAGGATTGCGGTGTGCCAAATTCAGAATCATAAAACAACAAAGCAGAATCTTCATACTTGTCCATATATGACTTGGCCATCAACAATGAAAATGCTGTCTTGAAGTGTTTGGATGGACCTGCCCACATTGTTAGACCTGGCGTTAACCCACCATCTAGTTTGCCAGATAGTGCAACGTTAACAACAGGAATAGGAGTGGGAATCATATCCTTGTTTGTAAAAAACTTCGATTTAGCCAGAATGGCTGAATCTTTGATTGATGTGTTCTTTTTAATTTTGTCAAGTATACTCATGTTATTTCCTTAACTGAAAAAATCTTCCAATGAACTGGTCTTCTCAACTTTCCATTTCACACAGTCCAAGATAACTCTGATGGGTTCCAGAAATGCTTTTTCGAATTGTAAATCATAATCAATGTATTTGTCAAGCTCAAACTCTTTTGGTAACCTACCGGGATATGAAATTACGGTATCTTTGAAGTGATTTGGTGTCTTGAGATAGGTAAACTTAATCTTCTCACCTTCTTGAATTAATGGATACCGTTTAGTCAGACCATACTGTTTGAGGTAATGATTATATAGAATGGCACCTTTTACGTGAATTGGTGTACCTTTCGTATACAAAGATGCCGGATCCGAATATGTTTTGAGCCCATTCAAACCACGAGGAAAGGATATCTCTTCTGGTGGCAACTTTTTAAACCTATCTTTAAACTCTTGTATGAAATTTTGCACATCAGATTCGGTACCAGTCATCATGATCTTAATTGTTTCTGTCATCTTTTCACGGATGGCGGAAGGTGTGGAAGACTTAATCATTTCCAAACCCATAATCTTCATGTGCGGTTCTTTATATTGAACACCCTCATTATTATATACGTTTAAGATATATCTCTTCTTGGCCGTCCAGACACCTTTATCAGAAAGACCCTCACGTTTCATCTGCATTTTCTGTGCATACGCATGTACATATTCTGCCAATTCTTTATAAGATTTGTCAATATATGGCTGCAATCGTTCTTCACAGACCTTATCCATAAATTCAATAGTCTTCAATTTAGGTGAGGATGCAGCTTTATCTGCACCATAAACCTTATGAACCAAATCACCCAATCGCAAATAAATTGAATCTGTGTCAGAAGCAATGACATAATCAACATCTTCCGTTTTTAGAATCTTATTCATGTAGTCGTTGATTTTAGCCTCAATCCACCGAATAGACAACTGACCAGCAGTGGTAACACCAAGTGCCATTCTCAAATCATAGAATCTAAAGTATTGTGAACCAAGCGCACCATAAGCTGAGTTCAATGATACTTTTTTGGCCAACTGAAGATTATTTAATCGTGCAATCTTTTTCTCTAGTTCATATTTTTTAGAATCATCAGTTTCAACCTCATAGTCTTTCTTTGCCTGAATCATCATTTTTTTGAATTTCTTGCGATCTTCATACATTTCTTCTAACATCTTTGGCAAGAACCCTTGAATATCAGTGCGGAAGAATTGACCATTTGGGGTAATCGTCACATCAGTCAAATTTGACAGATTAACCGACTTAAGCAGTAATTTATGAACGTTTACGCCTTGAGAAATAACATTACGCATTTCTTCCGTATAATTTTCTGGCTGAACCAATGTTTCTGGTGAAATGTTATATTGCATCATCAGATGTGGATACAGACTATTCAAGTCAAAAGAAGCAACCCATTCATGTATACCAACTTGTGGATCTTTAACATAAGCACCTTCAAATGCGGCATCTTTCTCTTTAACTTCTTTTGGTGGAACCACAATATTCTGTTTCAACAGATATGAATATGTCAGAGAATCCCACATTCTTGTTTGTGCAAATACATCCTCATAATTTGATTTGGTGTCATATGCAAGAGTCAAAGCCAATTCCAACAGCCTCAACTTATCTTCAAGTTTGATAATCAGATGTACGTCTTTGATATTATATTCAATGAACTTCTGATAATTTAATCTGTAAAGTTGGTGCAGATTATCATATTCATCAAAAGAGATTTTACCTTCACCCAGTTCTACGTTGGCAATATTGTCGAGCCTATATGATTCTTGTGATTTTCCACCTGGCGCATACCATTTGTAGAGTTCAATATAATCAAGTGATGCGATACCAGACATTTCATACGCCTTTAGTGGTCGACCATTGATTACTGTATTTCTTTCGGAGATATAATTCCAAGGCGATAACTTCTTGGTTTCATCTTCACCTAAGATTTTACGAAAACGGTTGATGATGTATGGAATATCAAAGAACTTCGTATTCCAACCAGTAATGACATCTGGTGTTTTGTTCATCCACGCTAGAAGGAAACTTTTGCAAAGTGACCATTCATCTTTACATTTGTGATAACTGATGTTTTCTGGATCATTGTTTTGATAATCACCACAACCATAGACATAAGTATGACCATTCAAATAAGAAATGGTAATAGCCGTTATTGGTTCATTCGCCTCATATGGATCAGGGAATCCATTTTCCGAACCGACCTCAATATCGACAATACCAATCAATATATGTTCTTGGTCCCAATCCACCATATCTTCGTGTTGGTCGGCAATATATGCATACTCATATCGAGTATTACCATAGATTTTTGGTGCACCAGGAATACCATCGAACTGTTTAATAAAGTCTCTGGCGGAACGAATGTCTTCGAATTCCTTGCGATCCAGGTCTAATCCATCAAGGGTTTTGTGTGTTGCTTGTGTACGTTTACGTGCAGGCAGATACAATGAAGGAGAATAGTCAATTCTCTGTTTGATTCTTTTACCGTCTTTTACGCCACGGTACAGAATGTAATTACCGATACATTGTACGCTGGTATAGAAATGAGCCATCAGATGATAAGTTGTTTGGAAGGTAGAACAATTCCAGAACCAAAAATTTGATTATAATTATTTACAAAATCTTCAGCTGGAGTGTAGGAGTATACTACATGTTTCTTGGCCAATACAATAGTTGTACCCGTTTTTTGTTCGGCATGTAATGGAAAAGGTGAAAATCCAACGTTAGGCATACCGTCTTTACCGCGAACCACTGCAATTCCAACTGGATTTACCAGTACAAATTCAGTTTCAGATTCCGATTCTATTTCACCCAACACTTCTTCATGGGTGATCAATTTTAGTGCAAGTATTTTCATAATGTGAAATCCTAAAGGTTGTGCGAAAAGGAGGCTTCGCATAAATAGATGTTGTACTATATTATATATGGCTTGAACAGAACATACAAGTGTCAGGCAACAACATTGCCACCAAAAATAATAAGAAAAGGTGACGTTGTGGATTTTTTCAAATTAGTTGCGGAAGTAGGTTTTCCTATTGCAGCTGCTCTTGCAGCAGGTTATTTTGTTTTCCTGACACTGAAGTTTATTTTACAAGGTGTTACAGGATCTGTCAATGGCATCAAAGGCATAATTATGGCCTTAGACAATCGTGTTAAAACGATGAATCATGATGTAATCCGAATTGACACTCTCGTTTCGAATGCACTCGGTGTAAAGCCCGATGTGGATAGAATTGCTCGTGCTGATGGCAAAAATGATGCAAGGAGAGACTGATGTTATTTGCTGATTATTTGTTTGAATTGCTTGATGATGGAACGATTCTTATGGATGAAGAGTTAAGTCCCGAAAGTATAAAAGTAAAAAACGGAGATAAGTTTGTTGCACATGTGACAAGAGATGGCCGTATTATGTTTAAGAAAGTGCAAGATGGGCGATCTAGCGGAACTGATTAATAAGTATGGATTCCCAATCGTCAGTGCTGCTGGCATGGGATATTTCATATACTACGTATGGACTTGGGTAACAAAAGAAATCAAGCCTGTTTTGGGTGAAGCCAACAGCACACTCATAGCATTGATTGACCGCATACGTATGTTAGATAACGATTTAATACGTTTAAACCAAAAGGTAAACATCGTATTGATGTTGAGGGAGTTAAAAGATGAAAAGAATAAAGAACTATCTATTGATACCACTACTGATCCTAAGTAGTTCAGTATATGCAGAATTAGTACAGACGTTTAAATCTCCGGCTTTCAACGGTATCAGTTATTCAGCCCACGTACAAACGATTGAGAACAGTGAAAAGACTCGTAAAGATGCGATTGAAAATGCAAAACTTCAGGCAGCAAAAGATGCTGCGGCCGCAGCTGGCAATACCAATTTGGCCAAGTTTCTAAATAACTTTGAATCACGTGTGTATGCACAGCTTTCTTCTCAATTGGTAAATAATTTATTCGGAGAAAATCCAAAAAATTCTGGATCAGTTGTCATATCTGGCAACACAATCACATACTCAAAAAATGGTGATGAAATTAGTCTCACTGTCGTTGGTGCGGATGGTAGTGTTACACAAATTACTATTCCTATAGCTCAATTTAAGTTCTGATGAAAAAAATTATACTTTTATTGTTGGTATTATTTGCTGGATGTGCTGAGTTGCCTATGGTATGGGACACTCAGGATGCAGAGAAAGTTGAGCCGACAAAATTCAAGCGCCCCTTTCCTGAGCCCGAAACATCACAGCCTATTGTAGTTGCGGTTTATAACTTCACCGACAAGACTGGTCAAAGAAAAGATGGTGGTGGCGTTGCCAAATTATCATCCGCAGTCACACAAGGTGCAGAATCATTATTACTCAAGGCGTTAGCAGATGTTGGAGATGGTAAATGGTTTCGTATTGTTGAGCGAGTTGGTTTAGATAACTTGCTCAAAGAAAGACAATTAATTAGGTCCGCACGTGAAGAGGCAAAAGATGTAAATATATTAAGACCTATTTTATATGCAGGAATGATTATTGAAGGTTCTATTGTATCTTACGATACGAATAAAAGAACTGGTGGTTTTGGATGGCGTTATTTGGGTATTGGGCCAATGACACAATACCAAGAAGATATAGTGACTGTATCCTTGAGAGCGGTGAATGTGCAAACAGGAGAAGTTATTTTAACTGTGAATACACAAAAAACGTTATTGAGTGTTGCAACTTCTGTGGCCACATTTAAATTTTTCAATCAAGGAACACGTTCATTTGAAAATGAAATAGGAAGTACAAGTACCGAACCGACTATATATGCTGTAAAGGCAGCTGTTGATTTAGCTGTCGAAGAAATGGTATATCAAGGTGAGGAAAAAGGCCTCTGGAAATTTAAACAACCTTTTAAAAGACCTGAATAAGGAAGGACTATGAAAAAGACAAATCGCATTTTTGCGTTTATTATGTCTTTGTTATTTGTTACAAGTGTTTTAGCAACAAACTCTGGTAACAACTCTGTGTATATTGATCAAACTAATGCTGATAATTCAACTGTAACAATTACACAGACCGGATCAGGTAATGCTGTCGGTGATCGAAGTGCTATTCTACAACCAGCATTCTTGATTGACGGCAACAACATGGCGTTGACTATCGTCCAAGACGGTATGAACAACTCTATTGTTGGTAATTTTATTGGTGGTGATTCAACGGCGAGCATCACGCAAACTGGTTCAACGAACTCATTTAGTTTGACACAAGGTAACTTTGGCACCAACGCTGGAAGTATGACTGTGACCAAGACTGGTGACAACAACACCGTGTCGTTTACGATGGCATCGACTGCTGATACATCAAACTACCTCTACAATCTGACTATTGGTGGCAATCACAATACAGTGACCAGCACAATGAACAGCAAGTACATTGTGAACAATATTACATTGACAGGCAACTATAATAGTTACACCACTGTTCAGAATGGTGCTGATGGTACAGCAAATACACCTGGACACAAAATTACAAGCACAATCATTGGTAATAATAACACCGTTTCAATTACACAAAACGGAACTACAACTCCTAACATCATCAATCTGAATGTTACGGGTAATAGCACTACTACTACTATCACTCAGCATTAATTGTTTTGCATCTATTGGTAAAGTAACTGAAGAAAAGGGAAGTAGTGAGATAGTTCGTAATAAGTTGAAACTCGACGCCAAGATGAATGCTGGCGTCGAGTCTATGGATAGCGTTCAAACGGCCAACGGTATAGTTGGAATTACGTTTGAGGACGACACAAAAGTACGTGTCACACAACATTCAAAATTGGTGATTGATGATTTCGTATATGATCCTAAATCAAAAGGTACTGGCAAACTTGCAATGAAAGTTGCACTCGGCACAGTACGATATGCTTCAGGTAATATAGCCAAAGAGAATAACAAGAATGTTGATGTGAAGACGCCGACAGCAACAGTTGCGGTGCGAGGTACTGCTTTCTCTATGACAGTGGATGAAGTAGGTGCATCGACAATTATTCTTCTTCCAAATCAAGATGGCACCGTCGGGGAGATTGAAGTCCGCACGGCAATGGGGTCTGTGACTTTAAACAAAGCATTTCAAGCCACATATGCTGGCCTAGCTGAAGCAAAGCCTCTTGCGCCTGCAATTTTGAATCTAACGGAGTCTATGATTGACAATATGTTGATAGTCAAACCACCAAAAGAAATTGTCAAGGCACTGCAAGAAGAAAACACAAGAGATAATAATCCACTTTCTTTTAACGCATTAGATTATAATCCACTAAACGAACAAGTATTCAAAGATGAACTCAAGTTCAATGAATTGAATATCAACGACCTTGATACGAATAATTTGACAAACGCATTGGAAAACATATTTGATATCAGTTCGTTTCCTGTAGGTTACAATCCAACTACACAACTCTACATACTTGACCGTAATACCTATTGGTACATAGAACGCCGCGTCAAAGACTTAGCGACCATACTCATAAATAAAGATAGAGGATATGATATTACGTTGATTCAGGATAGTACCACATTGTACATTAAGAATCAAGATTCTACAACTAACAAAATTATTATAAAACAAATATCACGATGAAAAAATTATTATCTCCTTGGATGGCCTTGCTTACTCTACTACTTGTCTTGTTTATTAGAGTGCAAGATCCGTCTTTCGTTGAGTCGGTCAGGCTTAGATATTTTGACCAACTCATCACTTCAAAAGAGAGCACGGAGTCCCAACAAGTCGCCGTGGTAAACATAGATGACGAAACTATTCGACAAAAAGGACAGTTCCCATTCCCCCGTCGGGAATATGCCGCCATTATTGCTGATATCTACGCTCGTGGTGCTGGGTTGGTTGTGTTTAACGTCTATATGCCTGAGCCTGATAGGTTTGGTGGCGATGCTGCGTTATCTGCTGCAATAAAAAAATATCCAGTTGTTCTACCTCACGTAGCTACATCTGATAAATCAACAAGAAATTACGAACCATTTAGGCCAGGTGTTTCCATCATTGGTGAAGGTGATGTTGGTATCAACTACGGTACAATACAACCAAACATCAAAGTTCTAAATGACTCTGCTGCTGGTATTGGTGTAGTCAACGTATTGCCGGAGATTGATGGTGTTACTCGCCGTATACCGATGGTCGTTCGTACAAATGACTTGTTATATCCAAGTATGTCAATGGAAACACTTCGTGTTGCTGCAGGCGATCCAAGTTTTCAGGTCAAGGTAAACGACGGGTCAATTGAAGCGTTACGTATACCTAAATTTGGTAAGATAACAACAGACAATGTTGGTAGAATTTGGATTGATTGGTCATCAAAAGCAAAAGAATATTCTCTGTCCGAATTACCTGCTGATTTTGGTGGCAAGATCGTAATCGTTGGCATCACAGGCAAGGGTCTTAACAATCCAGTTGCAACTGCCAAAGGAGAAGTGTTTCCACACCATCTGCAAGCCAGTGTGTTAGATACAGTTACATCAGGTACAAATATCAGTAGACCGGATTGGGCAACTGTAAGTGAACTTTTATTCATTGCTCTTATATCTGTATTATCTCTGTTCTTTATTACAAGGTTCACACATGGCTACATCTTCACAATCTCCTTGGCAGTCGCTACCTACTATGCAGGGATTGAATTATTTTTACGATCAGGTTATCTACTTGATGCTGTATTTCCGATACTCGCCATTGGGTTGGTTAGCGTCCATGGATATGTTGTCAAGTTCCTTGTCGAGTTGCGCCAAAAGCTCCAAATCAAAAAACAATTTGGAACATATCTAAGCCCAGCACTGGTAGAAAAATTACAGAAGAATCCGGAACTGTTGGTTCTTGGTGGCGAATCACGTGAATTGTCGATTATGTTTACCGATGTTCGTGGTTTCACAACAATCTCCGAACACTATGGTAAGGATGTTCAGGGGCTCACCAAAATTATGAATCGTTACATGACAGCAATGACCGCAAAAATTATTGAAAATAACGGAACTTTAGATAAATATATTGGCGATGCTCAGATGGCATTCTGGAACGCACCGTTAGATGAACCCAACCATGCAAAGATGGCCGTAAAAACAGCAATACAAATGATGGATAGTTTAGATGCGTTCAATAAAGAAATTGCTGCAGAAGGAGTTCCAGCTTTCGGAATGGGACTTGGTATTAATACAGGTGTTGTCGTTGTTGGCAATATGGGTTCTTCTCAGCGTTTTGATTATACATGTCTTGGCGATCATGTTAACCTCGCATCACGCCTAGAAGGCCAAAGTAAACCATACGGTGTCAAAATTGTTTTAGGAACACTCACCGCAGAACAGGTTAAAGATGAATATCCTGTTGTTGAATTGGATTGTATTGCAGTTAAAGGAAAGAAGGAAGGCGTGAAGATTTATACATTAGGCCAAGCCATCACACAAGAACAATTCTTAGATGCATATTACAACGGCGATTGGGACAAGGCAATAGAAATTGCCGAAAAAGCAATACAAGACGGGTCAGAATTGCACAAATATTATGAAGCTATGCTTGAACGCCTGAGAGAAGGTAAACCATCTACATGGGATGGTGTGTACAGAGCAACAAGCAAATAAGGAGATAACATGAAAAAGTTCGTAGTTCTTTTACTTGCAGTTGTTTCACTGAGTGCATCGGCACAATATAGACATCAACAACCACATCCACATTGGGTTTGGAAACCAGGTATGGGTTGGGTTATTCCATCAATCGTTAGTGGTGTAGTTGTCTATGAAATAGTCAAATCGCAACAACCAATCGTGGTGGAAAAACAAATTGTGTGCACCGAGTGGAAAGAAATACAGACGCCCGAAGGTAAAGTATACCGTGAGAGGTCCTGTAGAGAAGAAAATTTAAAGTAGTTTGGTTGCGGGAGGTGGATTCGCACCACCGATCTCTTGGTTATGAGCCAAGCGGATTTCTACTTTCCCATCCCGCGAAATAAAATGCTCTGACGCCCCTCGGCGGTAATTGTAGTATATGCATCAGGCTTTTAGCCCCTCACTATACCTTCCACCCGCTCCTCGACAAGGGCCGTTTACGCATTGCCAGCGGCCTTTCGGTTTAAAGACTACCACCCGTGGTTATCACGCCACTTCCTGTCATGTGGGTCACACTAGCCGTTGATTAGACGGCACGTTCTGGAGCGGGATATCAGAATCGAACTGATCACTAAACCTTGGCAAGGTTTCGTTTTACCAATAAACTAATCCCGCAATCTTGGTGCCCCTTGAGAGAATCGAACTCCCGTATTCGGATTACAAAACCGACGTAATGCCATTATACTAAAAGGGCTTAAATTTTGGAGCGGGTGGTCGGATTCGAACCGGCTTCTTTAGCTTGGAAGGCTAAGTCCTCTCCCAGGAGAACACCCGCAATGTCATTATTATATAGTGTATTTTTTAATAAGTCAAGTACAATTTTGGTAAACTTGGTGCCCGAAGCCGGAATCGAACCGGCACGCCCCTTTCGGAAGCGAGAGATTTTAAGTCTCTTGTGTCTACCTATTTCACCATTCGGGCTAATTGGTCCGGCGTAGAGGAATCGAACCTCTATTAATAGCTTAGAAGGCTACTGTTCTGTCCATTGAACTAACGCCAGTATGGTGCCGCCACTCTGTTACGATCAGAGTTCTCTGGTACTTCAGACCAGCGTGAGGACCACCTTCACCATAGCGGCATATTGGTGCTCTCAACAGGTAACGATCCTGTGTCTCAGCCTTACCAAGGATGTGTAATACCTTTATACTATGAGAGCCGTTGGTGCCTCCTGACAGAATCGAACTGCCGTAACCGCCGTGTAAAGACGGAGTTCTACCATTAAACTAAGGAGGCGATGAGTTAATTATACTGCAACTGCAATAATGTTGTCAACAGAAATTTTAAAATTTTCTTTGTCAATTTTTATTGCTTTGTTCCAATCCAACAACACTTTTTCACCGACAGTCACATCAACGACATCTGGCCCAACAGAAATAACATCCGCAAAATCTGCATCATCATTTCGTTGCAATATAATTCCAGATTCAGTTGTTAACTTTTTTTCTGAACGTTTAACAATTACATTATTATTAAGTGGGATCATAATCTATTCCTTTTGTTGGGGTGTCTAACGAGTACCGACCTCGTACCTACTCTTTCACAGAGAGTAATGCTTCCACTACACCATAGACACCATATTAAGCAGCTTTAGACATAGCCATGACATGTTTTAATCTGTCAGCAGCATATGACGCAGCAAACGCTTTTGGTTTAACCATTGGCACCACGTTACATGTGCCACGAATATAACCAATCGCTTGTTGAATAACGCATGAAGAACCGAAGTGTTCATCAGGATTAATATCTAAATGAACTTCTACGTGTCTATCTTCAATTACATCAATAAGTTGATTGAACAAGTCAGCAACTTTATATACTTCATTCATCAAACGTAATGCAGGCTTACTTTTCTTTTGGTCATAATCCAACTCACGTTGAACTTCACCAAAAATCTTACACCCGTGGCGGCCGTTAATATGAACAACAACTGCCAAAGTGTAGTCTGCATACCATTTTCCGTCCATTCTAAAACGTTCGGAATCAGCACCAAGATAAATCTTAGTATCAGGGCTTTGTGCCTGAATGAATTTTTTAACTTCAGCAATATCTAATTTTTTCATATTAACCTCTTGTTATTATATATTGGCTCCGGGAGAGGGAATCGAACCCCCACTAACGGTTTTGGAGACCGCCGCACTGCCATTATACTACCCCGGAATTACTGGTACCCACGACAAGAATCGAACTTGTGTCTCAGCGTTATCAGCACTTTGCTCTACCATTGAGCTACGCGGGTTTTGGCCGGTCCTAGAGGAATCAAACCCCTAACTTAGGGTCCGTAGCCCTACGTGATATTCGTTTCACCAAAGACCGAAATTTGGTGGTTCAAATTGGTAACGATCCAATCTCCTCGGCTTATGAAACCGGTACGCATCCGTCTACGTCATTGAACCGTAATGGTGGACCGCTGGAGGATCGAACTCCAACCTCCGACGTGCAAAGCCGGCGTGCTCCCATTATCACTAGCAGCCCATATAAACTGACAATTTATCCTTCTGTACGCCGTCAGTCAAGGCGAGATTGGTCGGAGTACAAGGATTCGAACCTTGGACCTCTTGCTCCCAAAGCAAGCGCACTACCAGGCTGTGCTACACTCCGTTTATTTGGCTCCCCAACAAGGTTTCGAACCTCGGACCCAAGCATTAACAGTGCTTTGCTCTACCACTGAGCTATTGGGGAATAGAAAAAATATTTATGGCGGTCCCAAGGGGTAACGATCCCCTTCTTTATGCGTGACAGGCATACGTGCGTCCATGAACACTTTGAGACCATATTGAAACACACTAACACCAGCAACCGGATCAATGGCGAGGAATCGAACCTACATTGATAATGTGCTTCAATATGGCGCCAGTGTTGCTGGCCAGGGAATCCCAGTCCTCAGTGTTGAGAGAACACCTACATACCACCCTTACTCTCACCATATTGAAACACACTCTGTCGCCGTTTTTGCATACGCCGGTAACGACCAAGACCTCAAAGAATGTGCTTCAATATGGTGCCCTAGGAGAGACTCGAACTCTCAAAATTTGGCTTCTAAGACCAACACGTATACCAATTCCGTCACCAGGGCATTATAATTTGGTGGGTGTCCACGGAGTCGAACCGCGAATGTTTACCACGAGGGACCAGATTTACAGTCTGGTGATGCACACGCCTTAGCATCAAGACACCCAAAAACTTGGTACGGGCACTCGGGCTCGAACCGAGGACTTACTGGTTAAAAGCCAGTTACTCTACCAACTGAGTTATACCCGCCTATTACCATTTGTTTTGCTGACTGCACTATTTGCTATGCTCATGCGGGATTGTCTAGAATTACCGCAATTATATACATAGTTACTCAGGCATGATCAAGCCCATGGCTTACAATCAGCAAAACAAATGGTACTCGGTACGGGAGTCGAACCCGTCTTTCCAGCGTGAAAGGCTAGCGTCCTAAACCGATAGACGAACCGAGCAAACTACTTTAAATTTTTTAAGAACGAAAGATGTATTGTACATGAACTGGAAGGTTTGTCAACCAGCTGTTGTACAAATACAACATTTATTGGAGTGCGTGACAGGAGTCGAACCTGCATAATACGGATTTGCAATCCGCTTCCTAACCATTCGGATCACACGCACATAATTGGTACCAGCGGAGTGAATCGAACACTCTCAAGAACGCTAATCTGGCGCTAAAAGGCTTATAAGACCTCTCTGACTACCAAGTCTCGCTGGCATGGCCCCGTTTTTTTGTCATTCTTTTTGAGGTGTACGGGAGTTCCTCAAATCAGTTGCAACACAACTTGGCCGAGAACCAGGGAGTCGAACCCTGTGATCCATTTTCATGAATCTACGGATTAGCAATCCGCTGCATTACCGTCCTGCCCGTTCTCGGAAAATTGGCGGAAACGGTGAGATTCGAACTCACGGAGCATGATGCGCTCGACAGTTTTCAAGACTGTTGCAATAAACCGGACTCTGCCACGTTTCCAATAAACCATATTGAAACACACTATCTTCACTCACTTACGATTGGCGTAACCAGCGGAAGTTAATGACCTGCTCATGCGTCACTATAATGTGCTTCAATATGGCAGCCGCTGATGGATTCGAACCACCGAATGCTTGAATCAAAATCAAGTGCCTTACCGGACTTGGCGAAGCGGCTACAAACTACTTTAAATTTTTTAAGAACGAATCACGAATTATACACAGTTCTAGAACTTTGTCAATACGTGTGTTGCAAAAAAGCAACAAAAAACCCCACTTTTTTAGGGTGGGGCTTGTGAAATTTTTTTACTTTTTAGGTTTTACTAGGTTTCACATACCCCTTTGCCGTGTAGCCATGACTGATTATCGCTACCAATAAATGGTGTGCGATACTCACAGGTTGTAACGGGTTTGGATATGTGTAACAATTAAAACTCCATCAAAAGTTATAAAGGTATATAGTAAACTTTTTTAATTACCGTTGGTATTTCTCAACTATTTTTTTCAATTCTTCTAAATTTGGTTCGGCACATAATACATCATGTATTTCACTTACCTGGTTGTCATGCAGATCCCACCACTTTAATCTTAATAACAAATCTATAACATCACCACTAAATCTGTGTCTTATATACTTTGCAGGATTGCCACCACAAATTGTATATGGCTCTATGTTTTTCACTACATGTGAGTTGGCTGCTACGATTGCGCCATCACCTATGGTTACACCAGACATAATCGTCACACCATGACTCAACCAAACATCGTTGCCAATAATTATATCACCTTTTGTTCCTGTTTGTTGTTTGTGTGGAAATGTACTGACCCAATTTACTTTGTGGTCACCACCTAAAAATATTTTAACCTTATCAGCAACAGAACAATATTTTCCTATGTGACATTTTGCACCTTCACCCCACTGAAAAACCTCTATCTTCTCAGCGCCATATGTTTTGTGTCCCCAATTCACGTGGCTCATTTATTTTTTCCATTTTATAGGAACAGATACGATAGGTAAATCTGGATTTTTGAACCCATCAAACACATCCCATAATTTTTCGGCCACTGCAAACTTAGTTGACAATCCAACTTCTCGTCCATGTGCATCTATTTCCCAAGGGTGTATCCAATAATCCATTTGTTCCGAATTGACTCTCTTACCTTTCCATACTGAAAGTTGGTCATTCGTTTCACCGTATATAAATTGTTTGATATGCACCATTTCGTGTGCAAGTGTGGACAATATATTTCTTACTTGTATACCAGGATGAACTTCTATGATAAAAGTTCTTGGTTGTTTTCTACTGTTTGTTCCTGCGACTACTGCGGATCCAAAATCTTTCAGTGCAGAATTAAATCGGACTGTAGTGTGGCAATTATTGCGTATTCTGGTATTTGTTATCAACTGTTCGGCGAAAAATGTAACTGCCTTTTCCACATAAGGTTTAAAATCTTTATCTGGACAATTAGTTACCTTAACTTTCATGGGTTCTCCAGTAAGTTTTCGCAAACTCAATGCCAGTATTTAGGTCTACAACATCCTCCACATGTCTTCTTCAAATTTTTTCCACTGTAACATTGCATTTTTGTAGGAAATCCAGGCCATTCGTATCACGGTAACTATTCCTATAGTACACAGAATTAATACCAGACTGATAAACCAACTTGGCGCATTCCAGACAAGGAGCATGAGTGACAAAAAGAGTAGCACCGCTGCCAGATTCAGTAGATTTTGCCAACTTAGCGATTGCATTTGTTTCAGCATGAAGCACCTCTGGTTTTGTAACCAAATTCACACGATTAACTGGTTGTTTCAATTCAATCTCACAGTTATTGTCCCAACCAGATGGCATGCCATTGTAACCAATAGAAATGATGCGGTCATCTTTTACAACAATCGCACCAACATGAAGTCTGCGAGCCGAGGATAGTTCAGCGAACACCTCGGCCGTTTTCATATAAACATCACGAAATTTCTGTTTCATAATGTGAAATTATACAGTCACAACTCTTTCTTCAAAGAACATTTTTTCAACACTGCAAGCTGGACAAGGATGGTCATCAGGTAAATTTTCCCAAGTTACAACGGAATTATCTTCATGCACATATTCACATACAGGGCAAACATGTATAACTTTTTGTTCAGACATTATAGACCCTCCAATACTTTTTGATAGGCTTCCGCATGACGCTTCTCAACTTTCTCAAGTGCAGCAAAACGTTTTTCGGCCTTCTTCAATACTTCCATAAACTGCAAAGCATGTTCTTCACTTTCCATAATTTGCTCTTTTGCAATTCGTGCTGCATGATGATTGCATTCTGTCTCGGCAATTGCAAGGAACTGAGGATACATTTCAGTGTATTCGTATGTTTCACCTGCAATAGCTTTTTCCAAGCATTCTTTGGTTGAAGGCGTACCAATCAACAACTCAAGATGACTCCACGCATGATGTAATTCTTGATCTGCGGTGTGTTCAAAGTGTTTGGCCACTTCTTCGTAACCTTCAGCTCGAGCAAGCTTGGCAAAATAACGGTACTTGATGTGAGCCATAGACTCACCTGCCAATGCAGACTCCAGATTCTTTAGTGTAACAGACATGATACTCCTTTAATTATATGGTGCGCTCGGGGGGATTCGAACCCACGACCAAAGGATTATGAGTCCTCTGCTCTAACCACTGAGCTACAAGCGCTACTTGATATATTCCATGCTATCTTTACGCATCCAATGGATATTTTGTTTTTCCATTGTGGGCATTTTTACGACAGGCATGAATACTACGCCTTCAATCTCTTTGGTTTCCCATTGAGGTGAAGTGTAATAAACGTCCTGATTCGCCTTAGAACGAACCTTGCGTATTGATGGCTTTTGATTGTATTTTTTCATAATACATCAATTGTATAATAAAAAGGGGCTCTTGTCAAGCCCCCTTCATTTCATTATTTTTCCTTGATGGAAATTTTCTTAATAGCGTCTTGGGCTTTGACCATGTTTTCCAACCAGATTCGAAGCATACCATTTACAAGTTCGGCATCTTTGATTTCAATCTTGTCTGCCAACTTGAATGTACGGTTGAAATTGCGGTTGGCAATTCCTTTCCAAATGAAGGATTCTTCATCGGCTGCTTTGTCATCTTCGGTTGCACCCTTGATAATAAGAGTATTACCATCAATCGTGATTTCAATATCAGACTTAGCAAAACCAGCAACAGCCATTTCAATGACGTACTTGTTTTCTTTAACTTGTTTGATATTATATGGGGGATAGTTGGTAACGTTCTTAGTTGCTTGTTGCAGTTCCGTGAACATTTTGTCAAATCCAATGGTGAATGGATCAAGACGAGCCAGGTCGAGGTTAGGTAAAAAAGTCATTTTTTGCTCCTTTAGTTAAGCGAGTTTGAAACTGCCGCCCAATATGGCACGGCACCATGATTATATTAGTATTTATACTAGTTTGTCAATCTTTTTGTGGTTTTTTACCAATACTGTACTTAGGTACCAGTTGCCAATCTTTCTTTTCTTTGTGCGAGATAATCTTAATCTGTGAAAGAAAAATTGGTGGTGGGGTTTCTGTCTGTTCCTTTTTGACAATGGACACTAATCCCCAGTCTTCCAATAGATTTACAATAGCATTTCTACGTGACAGATCACTCTCGGTAATATCCGTAGGTTTTCCGTCTAGTGCAAACAGTTCTTTGAAATGTACCACATAGTATTGCCCACGCTTGTGGAGGATGTGGCAAGATTGGTATAATATTTTATCTTTTTTGGAAGCAACACCGATACGGGTAAGTGTCTCACGAACTTTTAAGAAATCATCCTTTTCGTTCAGTGTAACTTCAACTAAATCCTTTATGTCAATCATTTCACTCCGCCTTTATCTGTTCTTTTTTTTATTTCAGCGATTTGTTCATCTGTAAGGATAAGGAGTGCTTCTCTGGCTTTTTGATTTGAATAACCAAAATATAACTTAATACATTCAATATCCTTGTCTACATTAGCTTTCTGCCACGGAACAAACTTCCGTTTCATAGGCCTGATACTATTTAGAAGATACTGGTATTGCATATCTTTATCAAGACTAGAATAGATATTCATTTCTTGAACGTAAGGCACACAATCTAAATGAAAAGATAGTGACCGATTGACAATATATGGAGCATAGTCCACAAAATCTAATTCGCCATCTTGTTTTTTATTATGGAGAATTAGATTCACATAATCAAACGGGCTCATTTGAAGTCACACTCCACCATCACCTCAGTCAGACAGGCCATTAGGTTGATTTCATGGTCTGCAACAAAAGCTGCCTGATATTGATATTTGGCAAGAATGAGTACCAGTTGCGGTACAGAGTTTGATTTTAGTTGTTCATACAACGAATCATAAAGTTTGCGAAAGATTCTAGATGGATCATTATCTAGATTATTTGTGACCCATTTGCGGCACGAACTGAAATCTTTGTCTTTTAATGACTTGATGAGTTCAACAATCTGAACATCACTAACTACGGCCAAAATGCCCTTGTCAATGACACCGGAAACCGAATAACGTTGCAATTCATTTAGAACTCGGCGATTGTCTGGAAAATATTTGGTGATGACCGCTGCAACAGCTTCTTTTTCCCATGAGATATTTTCTTCACCAAGAATCCATTCAACACGTTTGAAAAATTGTGATGCGAGTTTGGCTTTGTTGCCATTGATTTTAAAATCAACAACCGTACAACGTGAATGAATCGGATCAATAATACGATTCTTATAATTACACGTGAAAATAAAGGAACAATTACCAGCAAACTCTTCAATGCCTGCACGTAGAATTGCTTGTGCATTAGGTGATAGATAATCAGCTTCGTCAAGAATAATAACTTTGCGACCACCAGCCAATGAAACTGTGGATGCATAGTTTTTAATTTTGACTCGTACAGTTTCTACACCGTTCTCATCAGAACCGTTGATGACCATGTAGTCACAGCCAACTTCATTGCAAAGGGCCTTAGCGATTGTAGTTTTACCAACACCTGCGGTGCCAGCCAACAAGAGATTGGGAATCTCTTTACGATTTACATATTCCTGAAACGTCTCTTTAATGTTATCAGGAAGAATACATTCTTCAACGGTCTTAGGGCGATACTTTTCCACCCACAAAATGTGTTCGTCGTTCATTCACAATCTCCATAATATAAAACATAATCATATCACAACTTACGCCAGGTGTCATTCTCTTTGACGTAAAGTTTTCCATCAGGACCTGGTACAATTTGCACTTGAACTTGTTTTTTTGTACCCTCAACATAATTTTCACCAAATCCAGCAATCATATAAGGATTATATGGGTCACTACTTGGTGTTTTTGGTGTACCATATGTTGCTTGTAACATCAAAACTGGTTTGTTTTCAATTTGTTTTTCCAACTCTTCAGTAGGAAATTCATCACCAGTCACTGTAGTATAATTATTATTGATGACTACAGGTGCAACATTTGCTTTAGCAGCTGTTGCACCGGCTGCAAGAGCACCGAAAAGTCCTACACCACGAAGAAATTTTCTGCGTTCATTCATTATTTTGCCTCATTCATTCCTTCAAACAAAGCTTCAAACTCTTTATATTCAGCAACTTCTTCCTGGAAGGACTGATTCATTTGAACTTTGGCCATACGGCGAATAATTTTCTTAGGAATCTTCATGTCTTCGTGTGCAGCATTGATTACATCCCGCAATTCAACTTTCTTGGTGTCCATACTCTGCAACACACGAACAGTTTCGTTGATGTAATCTTTAAGTTTAGACAATTGTTCCTCATCAAAAGAACCAAAAATGGTATTAACTTTCATTCTTAACCTCCGAATTTAGAATACTTAGCTTCGACGGCAATCCAATACTGAAGATCCATATTGGCACTCTTGAACAACGCCAAACCTTTAGAAGAAATTTCTACATTGTAAGTTCCAGGAATCATCTTCCAATTTTCTGTGCTGAATACAGCCTTGAATTCATTGCCGTTACCGTCAGCAATTTCAGTAGAATTGGTATGAGCACCATTATCTACGGCATTGAAACAAGACAGATAAACTTTTTTACCATCAGATTCAATAGCAATATTAGGAGACTTCAATACACTTGATGTCTTCATTGCAAACTGGAAGTCTTCTTCTTTCAAAGTAAAAGAAACTTCAACTGTAGGAAGTGAAAGTTCTTTTTCTGGAACAGTTACGATTGCAGTCTTAGAAGTTTTACGATAGTTGGTTTTGTTTCGCCCACTCCTAAACACAACATTCACATCATCAAAGTCCAAAACAGGATCTTTGTATAGAGAATGCACAGATAGAAACTCGTTCAAATCATGCACACAAAAGTCTTCTGGAAATTGGTCTGCAAGTGTGGTCTTGGCCAACACAGTCTTAGATGGAGAAATGGTAGCTAGTTTGTTACCTTTCCGAAATTCCAAACCTGCATTGATGTTTGCAAAGTTTTTCAGGATTGTCAAAGTGTCGTTAGACAGTTTCATTATATACTCCTTGTTGTTGTAACATATCTTCAATTATACTGATACCGTAACATGTTTTCAAGCATGTTAATACTTTTTCACGCAAGTCTTCCAGAGTTCCTTCGTTGTCTATGGTAAAATCAACATCTCTGCCGATCCATCTCCATTCAGATTGGTGTACACCAGAATCCAACATATATCTTTCGGCTGCTTCGGAACCTCTATTGGCTTTTGATGCAATATCATACCAGTGAGGCGTAGTATTTCTCCGCACCTCAATTAAAATCCCACCTTGTTTGGTGACCCATTCAATTTCATTTTTGAATCTTACGTCTGTGATAACATAGTTGCCTTTATCTTTTTTGATTTGTTTTTCAAGGCAATCAATCCAAAAATTTTCACTAAAAAAATTACGGCCAATTTCTGTACCCAATAGTTGCATGGCAATTCTCGGTGAGAAATCTCTGCCCATTTTTTGTGACCAATATTTGTCGGTTAGTTCTCGGAATTCACGTGATTCTTTTGTATCACCTTCTAATAAGTTTCTTGGCCATCCAAACATTAAAGCTGCCACATCTTTTAAATGTCCAGCAAAACTGGCCTTGCGGAAGCCTAATGTGTCTTTCAGAATATCTCCAACAGTACCTTTACCCGAACCAATGAATCCGAGAACGCCGACAATCATTACATTTCTCCAACGAAATTGGCCACTGCTGGCATGTCTCCCTTGAAGTGATAGGTGCCGATATGGTCAGTACGCATCCATGGGCAAAGATAAATTGTTCCACCGATGTTTCTCCACCACTGACAGAACATATAATCTTCAGACAAATAACGTTCTGAATCTTTATCAATCACAGTATCAAAGTATGCATGAATGTATCGTGTGCCATCAAAGTTAGCTTGTCCCACATGGTCTGGCCGATATTTCAAATTTGGATATGCTTCTTCAAATTTAGGAAACACTTCACGTTTCACCATCATGAATCCAGTTCCAATTTCTAGAACTTCAAGTGGTTCGGTCACAGAAAATTGTGCAGTACCTTTAACAGGATTAAATACGTAATCTCCAGTCACACGTTCCAATAGTTGTGCTTCAATATCTGGATTCTTTTCAATAGCTTTTTTAACTGATCGCCACTTGATGGCTTTCTTAGGGTATGGAGCACCAATAACATCTTTATCAAGTGCTAACATAGCAATAACATCCCTCGGATCAAAATGAATATCTGAGTCAATAAACAACAGATGAGTACAGTCCGAACGATGTAGGAATTCGTCTACAAGATAATTTCTTGCGCGTGTAATTAATGATTCATTAAATAGAAAAGAAAATTTAACATTGACGCCGTATTGAATACAAACTGATTGTAAATCAAGGCAAGCCTTGGCGTACAAACCATGATTCATTCCACCATACATTGGTGTAGCCACAAAAATACTTTTCTTTTGTAGGTCTTCTTTTTTAACAGAAATTTCCATTTGTACTCCAAAGATAAAAAGGAAGGCCGTTAAACCTTCCTCTTAGTTCACACCGATTAAGCCGTAAAGCTATATCCACCACGCAGAGCAGCACGAACCATAGCTTTGGTTGGTGCGCCTAGACGATAAACGGAAACCTTGCTACCGTTAGCACGGCGCTTGGTGTTGGTGTAGATGCAATGACCTTCTTGACGAAGTTCTTCGATACGAGCAGAAACGTTTTGGATGCCAAAACGAGCACGAGCCTGAGCAACGCTCAGTGTGTTATATCCCTCAGACTTGCTCAGATAGTTGAGGATCTTTTGCTTAGCGGAAACAGTCTTCATAATTATCAACTCCTAAATTATAAAACAAAAATCTTGTTGTCACAAGATACTCACATCATACTATTATGTAGTGAACTTGTCAACAGTTTTTGTGGTACACTTATATTATCTGCCAACTTGCGGCAGATATTTGTTCTTGGTTTCTTCCCAAGAAAGGAATATCAAGTCATCATAGAACAGTGTTTCATATGAAACATTGTTCTTCTTTTTCAACATTGATATTCTACCTTTGGCATATTTGGTTTTCCAGATATTTGCCAAAGTGTCTTCACTGGTATCGAAAGATTTTACCAGTTGGTCTTCACCAATTTCTTTTCTCAAGAATTCATTGGTGTTGTCATAGAGAGGTGAAAAATAGATGCCTCTCTGATGTTCGGTTCGTATTAGATTTTTTGGAATGCCTAACTTTGAATATGCAAAGTTCAACGAACGATTTTTGTGATCTCGTTTCAAAGGAAGCCCTTGTGGATTTTTGGCTTCCCACCACTCAAAGTATTTGTATGTGTGGTGTTGTTTGATCCAATCAAATACCATATTCATAGTTTTTCTGGTTGGTTCAAATGCCACAGAACCAGAAGAGAAACCCATTTTGTTCCAATGTTCTAGCCCATCATACTGTGAGAGCCCATTGGACTTGGTGTTGCCGTACAAAGAAGTGGTTGTGACACCAACTAAGACATCACCATATTTGTTTTTCCAGTCACGTTGAACTGTATCAGCAAGACACAATAGAGCCAATAGCTTGCCACCCATGTAATTAAATCCGAGAGGTTGCAAAGGCACAATCGTAGAACCGATGGCCGTATGATTAATCATTCGCCCTTGTGTCTTCAAGGTTCTTTCCCAACCAATTGCAGAATCTCTTGGTGTCAAGTCCAAGAAATCGGATGAGATACAAATTACACCAAGATAATTGCCTGTTACATCATCAACAATCGTGTAATATAAATTGCGCCCAATGTTTGAATTGTTCTTCATCGTGGAAGAAAATGTACGTATTGCATTCCAGATATCGGTTTGTTTTTCGTTGGAAAGAATCAATCTAGGTCTGAGATTCTCATAATCTTCTGGTGTCTTGGGCATCCAAAAGTTCTTTTTAACTTGATTGATAATATCCATTTGATGGTCATCAATTAGTTGTACCGTCTCAGGTTCAAATAGAGTTGAACATTCTTTAGTTGGATATTTTTCTTTTACTTCGCACCATTTCTGATACAAAGTATACTCACGCACATCCATTTGTGATGCGTAAGATAGGTCCTTGATGAGAATTTCTTTGAGTTCGTCGGTTCTAATATTTTCAAACCGAGCAGGATCATTTAGTTTTTGCCACTGATCCCACTGTTCATCAACGGTAAGTATAAGCTTCTTTGAATTTGTTGCCATGCTTCATTACATTCTTTAAAATTTTCTCACGTTTTTTCTTGCCAGATTGCAAAGCCATTGGTTTGGCTCTTTCAGTATACAGTATACCGTTCATGTGGTCAAGCTCATGGAGAAAACATCTTGCACTTATGCCACCTAATTTCATGTATTTGGTATTACCATCATAGTCTTGGTATTCCACTTCAATGTTTGTTGGCCTAGTAATACTGAGTGCCAACAAAGGAAAAGAAAGGCAACCTTCAGACATATGAGTTTCACCTGAATAACCAATCAATTTAGGATTAAAAAATGCCACATATTCATCATTCGCACCCACGACAAAGACACGTGCTCTAACGCCACATTGATTTGCCGAAAGTCCATAACCATTATTTTTCTGACACAATTCAATCATTTCATTTACAAGTGCGATATGATCAAAAGGTGGATTTTTAAAATCAAATTCTGGCATCACTTCTTTTAAGATTGAAGAATCTTCATGCACCAAAAATAATTTTTGTTTTTTTGGTGGAGGTATATCTAGTGAAGCACCAGTATCAAATACAATTACATCATCACTCATTTTGCAATCCTTGAAAAGTTACCTTTTTTCTCAAATTTAATTACGCTTCTGAACTTATCAAACAACTGGTCACCTTTATGTGAGATAACAAATATATTTGTATCTTGCCCCATTTCATGTATAAGTTTCAAAAACTCTTCTGTGCCACCTGTGTCAAGACTGCTGTCAAACACTTCGTCTAATATTAATAGATTGGTGTTTGTAGAATTCTTTAGTTTGGCCACTTGGCGCCAAGTGAACAACAGTGCCAGGTCGATACGCATCTTTTCACCTTCAGAAAAGTTTGCATACGAGAATTCATCACGGTGCCTGCTCTTGATCGTCTCTTCAAAATTTTCATTGATGTTGAAGTTGACAAAGAAATCCATTGCTGTCAAATACTTATTAATCAGCTTGTTCATTATAGGCAAATACTGCTTAATAATTTTGGTTTTAATGCCATTGTCTTTAAGTAACGTTGCCGCATATTCATAATAATGTTTTTCAATGACCAACTGTTCTTTGGTTTTTAATAGTTCTTCGAGTTCAAGTTTAAGTGCATTTAATTTTTCGTTGACTTCTTCCAAATTATTTTTCTTGGCAGAAAGTTCTTTGATTTCTTTGTTTACTTTGGTAATATAATTATTCAACGCACTAATTGTGGAGTTATGTTTCACAACTTCATTGTTATGTGCATTAATATGTTTGTTTACCGTTTCTATCTCTGTCACTCTTCCGGTGAGTTTAGTAACTTCCGCCTCAATTTCTTTAAGGCCCGTTTGTTGATGAGTGACTTTGTTTTTACGTTCTTCGACTTGTTGTTCTCGGTGGTGTTGTTCAATTTGTTGTTTGCAGGTTGGACAATTGTCGTTTTGCTCATAGAATTGTATGTCCTTTTCATTCTTTTTAATATTGTTTTCAATCTTGGCTTCAAGTTGAAAAAGCTTTTTAAGTTTTGAACTCACCAAAGATTCATCAGATACTTTTTTCATCAACACTGTTACGTGTTTTTGAATCAATCCAATTTCCTTTTCTAATGTAGCAATCTGTTCTACTGATTGTTCAATTTCAATTTGTTTCTTTTGTATTTCTTCTTCGTTGTGTTTTTTATTCTCTTCAATATTCTGTTTTTGTAGTTCAATTTTTTCTTCAGTCAAAGAGATACTGTAGTTGTTTGTTGAAGTTTGGTCTTTTAGTTGTGACGATTTCTCTTTGAGAAGAGTGTTCATAGAAGAGAATATTTTAATATCCAAAAGGTCTTCTATGAGTGTGCGTCTATCGGCAGCCGAGAGCTGCATGAAAGGTGTAAAAGATGCTGAACCAAGAATGACAACCTGCGTAAAGGACTTAAAATTTAATTTGAGAATCTGACTCTCTAGTATGTCTTGATAGTCTTTTGCAGCTGCATCTTGGTTCAGCAGGACACTATTGCAATAAATTTCAAACACATTTGGTTTAATACCACGAACAATTCTATAATCTTTCTTTCCAATCGTAAACTCCACCTCGACGAGTGCATCTTTTTGATTGATGGAATTTACAAGTTGTGGCTTATTTATTTTACGAAAAGGTTTTCCAAACAAACCAAAGCACAAAGCATCCAGAATAGTGGATTTACCTGCGCCGTTTTGGCCAATGATAAGTGTGTTTGGTGATTTGGTAAATTTGATCTCAGTAAAGTGAGCACCTGTACTCAGAAAATTTTTCCATCTAACTCTTTGAAATAGAATCATGTTTCGGTATTCAACGCTTCTATGTAAAGCTCTTTCATCAATGTTTTCAATCTATCTTTATTGATATTGTCTTCTGTAACATTATCTATGTACTTATTCAATATCGTAAGTGTGTCTTCTGCTTGGTCTACCATATCGTCATCAACACCTTCTGTCATTTCAGAAAAATCTTCTGCGATGGTAATATCAACTGGATTGACATTATACAGGTTGTTCATGAATCTGTCAAACAAATATGGGTTTGTTTTATTGATTACAACCACTTTAACATAGGTATTGGTATAACCACTCAAGTCTTTATTCGTAATGTCGGTGATGGATTCCTCTCTATCATCATACATGATTCGGTAAAACATGGAGTTTGGATTTCTAACGAAAGTAAGTTCATCGTTGTCCAAATCAAAAATGTGAAAACCCCTAGGATCATTATAATCCTGCCACGTAAGCTCATATGGATTCCCAAGATAATATATGCCATCAGCATTAGATTTGTGATGGTAATGACCACTAAAAGTACGACTAAACTTCCTAAAAATTCCACGATCTAGCCCTTCTTCAGATGGCATGCCACGATACATGGCAAAGCCTGCAATTTCAAAATGCCCAAAACAATATTTGGCATCAGTTTTGTCCAACATTCCCATAGATTCATCATAGTTTTCTGGACAAATCCATGGCATCATACATAGTTTGTGTGGCCCAACATAGACTTCTTCTGGTGAATCTATGATATGAAACGATGCACCATATTCACCTAATAACAGGTTGACTGAATTTACATCATTTGTATTTTTAAAATATGTGTCGTGGTTGCCTGCAAGAATATAAACTTGAATACCAAGTTGTGCAAGTGGTTCAAAGAACATTTCTTTGGCCCGTTTGAGTGTATAGTAGTTCATATACTTCCGACGGTCAAACGTATCACCAAGCATCAATACGGCTTGTATGCCTTCTTCTTTGACTTTTGGAAAGAATGTATCACGATAAAACTTTTCATAAAAATCCAGGAAATGAGATGAATCATTTCTCGCACCGAAGTGTTGGTCGGTTATCACAGCAACTTTCATTATCAATCTTCCATAAATTTTTCAACACCTTTTTTTGGTGCTGTCTTTGCTACTTTTTTGTTTTTTCGACTCTCTTCATAGTTCTCTATGAACTCGGCAATATTATCATATAACTGAAATTGTTTGGTGGTGCCGTCTTCAAAGTCTAACATATCATATTCATCCAGTACACCAGCTGTTTCGGTAGACTTGTACTTGACATACAATTGTTTTTTCTCTTTTTGTATCCTGCGGAGAAATGCAAAGTAGATAACTTGAGTGAAGTATGCAAATGGATTTTTAGATTTGGCTGGATCAAAGTTCTCAAAGTACATCAAACAATTTTCAATACCGTCTCCAATCATGTCTTCTCGGTGTGGATAATTGATGAAGTTTGGTTTGTGTGATAGCCCTTCAGCAATTTTCATGAAGCATTCACCAATGTAATTTGGTATTTTTGGTTTAGATAATCCTTGTTCTTTGGCCAGAACACACGACTCTTTGTACGAGACCAGAGCACGTAGGAAATCTTCATTGTTGATGTAATGTTTAGGTTTGTTCATTCAAGTATACCATAAAATGTTGTTGACAAAGGGCTTGACAATCTGTACAGTGAGTATGTAGCCCCGAGAATATTAATATTAGTGTAATGGAGTATCGTCTGATGGGGAGTTCTCTAGTGCTTCTATCAACTCTTTGATCTTGTCAACACTTGCCTTAGAGAGATCATTATTTTCCACCACATCGTTTATCTTAGATACCAACCCTTGATAGTATTCACGAAAGCTTTCGTTTGGCTGAAGTGAACATAGAATATCGTCTTGTTTGAGATTGACTTGTGTATCTTTAATCACTGCAAGAGGCAGCCATTGTTGAATCATCAGATTGGCATTTCGTACTGCAAATACCATTGGATCTAAAATATCAATCGTTTGTGTACTTTCTGTAAGTACATTACAGATGATATCTTGGCCATCCTTTAATCTTAAAATACGGATGTTATCCATTTTTAATCCCTATGTTATAAATTTTAAAAGGGAACTTCTCTTCAGTATATATCTTTACCCGTTCTACGAAATGCCGAAGTGTGAAGTTCATGTGTTTTTTGTATCTGAGGTCGTCTGCAACATCATAGAGAGTTGCTTGTTCCTTTCCGCTAGATTGCCGCAAACCCCGTCCAATACTTTGTAAATTCCTAACACGGCTCTTACTTGGGCTAGCAAAAATAATATTGTGCAGATTGCGAATATTGATTCCAGTGCTAAAAGTACCAAAAGAAGCCACGATAATTGCGTCATTCTCATTCTCCACAATATGTCTAATTTGTTCTCTGTCTTCGGTATCAACACCACCATGCACAAAAAATATTTTTCTATTGCCAATTCGTTCCGTATTACGTATCATATCATATAGTATTTGGCCATGTTTTTCAACCATTTGATACAGAACCAAGGTATTTGTACCTAAACTAACTGCAAGATTTTTAATAAATTTATTTCGTTGTGTTGAAGATATGAGGTATTCTATTTCTTCTTGGTAAGTACAGTCTTTCATCGCTTCACATATGTCGTCTGGATGTTTAAGAACCAAACATTTAATTTGAAAAGATGCAAGCTGATTTTTGTCAATCAACTCTTTTGTCGTGGTAACTTTTTCTACTGGACCAAAAAGACCTTCCAAAACAAGTTTGTGTGTTTTGGTTCCATCTAAAGTACCAGTCAATCCTATTCGGTACTTTGTGTTGGTGGCCGCAGTCATGATTTTTGTGAGTGACTGTGCTTTGAATAGGTGAGCTTCATCACCTATCACGTAATCAAATTGTTCAAAGTATTCTTTGGGCAGCTGATACAAAGACTGCCACGTAGAAATTGTTAATTTTTTATTTGTGTTCTTATCTTTGCCCTGGTATATTCTGTGTACATTGTGTTCTACATCGAAACCATTTCCACCAGAATAGTCCACAAAATCGGAATATAATTGTTCAACGAGTGATGTGGTGGGTACAATAACAAGACCCTTTAGATTTTGATAATCTAAAAGTTGTCTAAACAATAGGTATATGATGAGTGATTTGCCTGATGCTGTTGGAGAAAGTAACAGTGCTCTCCGTGTTTGCATTGAATGTATGAACGCATTCTTCTGGTGGTCACGTACTTCAATAGGATTATTTTTTGATTGTAGATTTAAAGACTCTGCAAATTTTTGGAAATGATAGACGCTGAACTCATCTTCCACATTTTCATATTCTAATGTGTACTGGCGTTCATCACAGAATTCTTTAAGATAAGGAATAAGACCAAGATATATTTGGTGTGTCTGTAGATTGAATAGTCTTATTTTACCGTCCCAAATGCGATTCCTGTAGGCTGGAACGAATTTATAACCAGGTACAAAGAAGGTGAAGTATTCAGATAATTCCATCGCAACGTGGCGTTCACATTGCACTTTGGCATATACTTCATCTTTTTTTGTTACTATTATATTATCACTGGCCATTCACAAATTTTTCCCAACTTATAAAGTCTCTCAATTGCCATGTTCGTTGTTTCAATTCATTTAATATGGCTTCAACAACAGAAATGGATTCATCGTGATAGACCTTTTTTTCCAACAGTTTAATCAGGTCATCATCACTCTCTAAGTATGTATTCATCTCAGATTTCAGTGTAAAGGGAAATGGTTCCCATCCGTATTCATTCAGCTCTTCTTGTGAGAGCTTGCCGGAATAATACTCCGATTTGATTTTACGCATACGCAAATATCCAAAGTTGGCTTTTTTGGATGCCAACTTATGTTTCGTGAGTATGTTTATATACTTACTATGCAGTACAGGAATTTTTATAAGTTCTTTGCTGGGTTCCGTCTGGTCTATGACGGCATCTTTTTCCCATTCTTCAAGAATTTTTTCAAGTTCCATAATATAATCCAATACAAAACTGTATTATAACATAATTATTTTATGCTGTCAAGTATACGTATGATTGGTACCTAAATGTGGCATCAACAGTAATGATGGTATCCGAAGAAAGTGTGGTATCAAAACGAATGTCACTCATTGATACTGGAAATAAGTTTGTGAAATTCACTCGCATGATTGGATTATTCAACGAACTCAAAATGGTAAGAGTTGCATCTGAAAAATGTTTTTGTCGTTGCAATTCGATGCTACCATCACGGCCCTCAAAACCATCCGGTGAAGCAATAGAAACAAACCAATTATATAGATTTTTCCAACCAGATAATTCCGAATCAACTATAAATGTCACATCTAAATTATTATATGCCAATTTAGTACCAGGCGAATACATGTCTAGAAAAGGAGTTACACGTACAACTTCACCTAGAGTTACACCAGGAAGATTTACTGTTTGGCAGAAATATTGAACAGCACTGATACGACTAAAGTTTAATAAAAACTTTGTTGGTTGTAATGGACCAGTGTTTACTGGATTTCTATTAAGTACGGTCATTCATATCTCCTTTATCTTGGTATTTAGGAGACAAAAAAAGAGGACACCGAAGTGTCCTCTCTTAAATGTCACTCTACGGTGACTTACTGATTACATCAGGTTCTTGACTTGGAAAATGCGATAGTAGACGTTGCTACGAGCATTCAGTGCACCGTTGCTGGAAGCCAGACCGGTAGCGAATGGGTTTGCAACCATTCCGTAACGAGTCTTGAAACCAATCTTAGGTTGGAAGGTGTACTGGTCAACTGCACGAACCATTTGCAGAGGTACGTATGGGCAATAGAACAGGCCAGCGTCATAAGGAGAAGAACCCTTATAACCAACTGTTACCAATTCTTGATTGCTTGTGTAACCACCGAAGTATGGGTCGATGTAAACCTTGATACGACCGTGCAACATACCAGCAAATGTATTGCCAGTATCATCAACTTGCAGGTCAGCTTGCAGAGCAGGTGTATATTGCAGAACACCAGCCATAGCCATAGCAGAAGCAACGTCTGAAGAAACGATCAGAACGTTACCTTTACCACGACGGGTTTGCTTAGCAATAACGTTAGCGTCACGCTCGATCTGGAAAATCAGACCTTTGAAACGCTCAACAGACCAACGACCGTTAGAGTCGGTGTCAAGGTCGAAAGCACCAGCAGTTGTAGTACCATACTGAGCACCTGCAACAGCGCAAGCGTAGATTGTACGGATAACTTCACGGTTGATTTCAGCCAGAATTTCTGTTGACAGAATGTTGCTCAGTTCTGTTTCAGCATCCAAACCATGGATTGCCTTCAAGTCTTGAGCAAGTTCTAGAGAGTATTCAGCCTTCAGAGCACGTGATTGAGCAGTTACAGTAACTTTCTCAATGCTGAATGCCATTTGGTTGAACAATCCACTCGAAGTGTCTGCACCCAAACCTTCAGCAACGCTTGTCTGCATGCCGATACCAGTTGTGAAACTGTTGGCAACTAGATCAGCACCTGTGTTTGTTACAACGTCAGTAGCGTTATTACCACGGAAGCCATACAGGTTACCAGAAGAACCAGCACCAGAGAAGATGGTATTGGCTTCGTTGTAGAATGCTTCGTTGGTATTTGAAGGAGCACCAGATTGTGCATTGTAACGAGCACGCATAGCGAAGATCAGGCCTGTAGGACCTGTCATTGGCTGAACGCCTGCAACGTCATAAGCAATTAGGTTAGGAAGAGCACGACGAACCAAGCTGATTAAGATTGGGTCGTAGTTCTGAACGCCACCAGCAACGTTTGTTGGTGTTGCAGAGTAGGTTGTTTCGTTCAGTTGCTGTGCATCTTGACGCATAGCTTGTTGTTGGTTTTCCAGAACAAGGGCAGTAACAGCCTTCTTGTATGGATCTTTAATGGCTTCCAGCTCTGGGTGCTCCAGAACAGGTTGCCATTTCTGTTGTAGTTCTTCTGTTAGATACATTTATATTTCTCCTTGATCAGTATCTATTTGGTAATTATTTTACCAAGCTTTTAGAAATGGTTTTCGCATATTGTTCAATCAGAGGATCCGAAGAAACTGATTTCTTAGGCTCTTCTTCAATTTGAACTCCCTCGTTCAGAGCAGAACTATCGGCAGTCTTAACTGGAGTCTTGAAATAAGATTCTTTGATTGTTTCCAGTTTACCTGCAAATTCTTCTTCAGTAGAATATTCCATACCCTCTGCGAGTGATTTCATTTTTTCTACTTGAGTCTGCGTTAGGCCTTCACAAGCTGTGTAAATAGCCTCTTTCTTTTTTTGTTCGTTTAGTTGTTTTGACAACTCTACAGCTGATTGGATTTGCTCATTCAGAGAAGCTTCCAGTTCTTCAACTTTAGTTGTCAACTCTTCAACAACATCAACCTTGTCTTCGGGAATATCAATGTAGTGTTCGGCAAACAGATTCTTCAGACCACCGATGAAATCTTCAACGATCTCAGCACGTAGGCCCTTCTCGATTGCCAATTGATTTTCGTTAACCCACTCTTGAACCATATAGTTCAGGTAGTCATCAACCTTAGCAGCAAGGTCTTCTTTGATTGACTCAACTGTCTCTTGGAATTGTTGAATCAATTCGTCTTCGATTTCTTCTACGATTTCTTCAGCACGTGCAGAAACTGCGGCTTCAAAAATTGTGGTTGCCTTGGCAACAAATTCTTCAGAAAGTTCTTCACCAGAAAGAAGAGCGTCCATGTCTTCCTTCATTTTTTCTTTCTTCATCATCTTCTTGATCATTGCCTTATCAGCAGCTGCATCTTCATGACCTTCTTTTTCTTCCTTTTCAGCTTCAACGACTAGATCGCCTTGAGCTTCTGTTTCTTCTGGTACATGAGGAACAACAGCGCCTGGATTGGCATGGAACATTTGAGCAGCCAATTTAGACTTAACACGGTCACGAATGGCATCGTACTGATTTGCATCAGCTTGCATTGTCTTTGCTAAATCACTGCGACCTTTAGATTGCTGGTCTTTGTCAGCATCTAAATGCTTAGCTGGCTCAGAACCAACAGGTGGTGTAGCACCAGGAGGTGTAGCGGTAGGAGTACCTTTAGTGTAATCTGGCTTACCGTCATCTTCTTTGTCTACTTGGTCAGCAACAGTACCGGCTTCTTTAGTGCCATAAGCAACAGCGCCAGGTAGTTTTGCTGGTTTGTCTTGGCCGCCGTGCTTTGCAGCAACATTCCCTGAAAGAATCTCTTTAGCGGCTTCGCTCAGATTGAATTTTCCCATTTTGAAAATCTCCTTGATTTTATATTGGATATTTATAATTAAAGTTTTTTGATGAAGTTTTCGAAGATGCGTAAACTTACTTGTTCAATTTCTTTACGTGAAGCTTGGCGAATTTGTTGCTTTGCTTGCTCGTATTGAACTTCAGTCCAAACACCATCAACCATCATCCATTCTTTACCTTCCATAATGCCCTGTACGAAAGCGCCAGGTGCTGAAGGGTCTGCTACGATATCTGCCGCTGTGGCCAGATGGAAATCATCTTGAACTATATTGACGCCGTTAATTGTTTTCAGAGAACCCATACCTCTAGAAGACACACCTAATTGTGCGCCACCTTCAATAAGATTCTTTGCAATATTGCCCATAGGCGTTTCAAGAATTTTTGCTTTGCCTACCCATGTACTACCTTCTTTACGTAGACCAACAATTAAATGTGATACACGGTCAAGATTAATAGATGGAGTGTCTGGATGACCCAGCTCACCAAAGGCACGATTTTTGGAAATATATTCTTCAGTATAACGACCAACTTCTTTGTGCATGATTTCTTCTTTGTACATGCGGCCGTTACGATTAACTTTTTCTGATACCAGGAAAGGTCCTTCAATATAAAGAAATTTCTTTCCGTCTTTTTCTTCGGTCAAATAGGTGACCGACTCTGTTATTTCTTTAATGAGTTTCATCGGTTGCCTTTCTGATTATGGTGTCAGCCCGTAAGGTGTGTAGTTGAATGCAGCAGGATCATTAAACTGACCACGTTGATAGTGTGCATTGTCTTTACGCAACTCTAAAACGATTGTGTAACTGTCATTTGCAGCCATACCTCTTGTAACAATACCAATATCACCTACGCTACCAGATGCTCCTTGTGTGTTATTTGGAATGGTTGTCCAGTTTCCAGCACCGTCATACTCTCCATTTCCATTCATGATTATCAGTGGTTTTGGTGATGCGGCGTTCCAATATAATTGGACATCACCACCAGCTGCACAATCATACCATAGACGATGTAGCGAAAGTCCGTAATATGACAATGGCCCAGTATTGGCAGTTGATGATAACAAGTTGGCCTTAGAGGAATCTAACGCACCATATAGTGTGTTGGCTGCAATTCTTACGGCATTAGATTCTTGTCCTGAACCATCAAAAGATGCTGTTAATTTAATAACAACATGTTCTGTGGTATCTTTAATTGTTTGGTATGTGAAAACGTTTGACATTTTTGTTTCCTATTTTTATTTAAACTTTGAATGTTTCCACGCAAAGTCAACAACTCTGGAGAAATGTTCTTTGCTTTTGTGAGCCATATCTGCAACTTTTTTCTTGTTCTCATCATTCAAAGCTTTATGTACATTCAATACCACATTAGCCGTTTGTACATCAACCTTCATGGTTTTTCCGTCTTTAAATTTAATTGGCTTAGCAGTATGATTTGTCACTATATCATTTAAATGATGAATAATACTTTCTTCAATATATTCTTCTTTGAAACCTCTATCGTCATCGGTAACACTATATGGTACCGTAACATATTTATTGAGTTTATCAATATAATATAAAGCAATTCTTTCACCATTTGGAAACATACGTATTGCTTTACGTTTCATTACCAATACAGCTGGCGGATCTTTTTTGGAAACATCAGAACTCATCGCTGTCAATTCAAGTAGATTTGTACCTTCTTGTGCTTCCAAATACTCTATCTCTACAGACTTTTCTTCCTGTAGAGGTTCTTCTACCTTCTGTGATTGAACGAATTCTTTAAGAGTTTTCAACCTCTACTCCAGCATCTTGAGTTTGTGGAACAATTAAATTCTGTGCGATTTGTTGTTTGTGTGTTTCAATATGCGCCATCACTTTATCATGAATGGCCGAATAAAGAGCATCACGCATCTCTTTACCATTATCTTCATACGCATAATCTACGATTGCTCTTGTTTTATCTGTCATCATTTTCTCCATATAAAATTATTTATAGTATACGCTTCAAACGTGCAAACGTATTATCTTCTTCATTTTTTTGGTCAGATTCTTGGTCCATTGGATTCTGTGGTTGTTGTGGTACTGAAGCCATCATTTGGGCTTGTGCAACATCGTTCGTTACACCAACTGGTAATCCAAGACCCATTTCTTTTTCTTCGTCCATTTCTGATTGCATTTCTTTGATTTCATCATCAGTCAAACGAAGAACGTTTCTTTGAATCCAGGCCTGAGAGAAGTATCTGCCTGTGTATGGATCGACCGCACCCAACAAAGTCAAACGTTCCTTCATCAACTCGGCATCTTTGAGTTCGGAGAAGTTGTTGTCTTTGATAAAATCATAGTAAATGAATTCTTTAAATTGTTTCCACTCTTCGTCTGTACAGATACCTTTCAGTACACATTGTACACGAAGAGCTTGGTCAAACAATTCTGCAAATTTGTTGCGAAGTCTTTCTACGAATTTTGTAAATTTTAATTCGTCACGTGTGACTTCAGCAACACGCCCGATGGAGAACCCTTGGTTCGGTTCTAGTCTTGAGATTGGTACATTTAAGGATTTATAAAGTTTCTTTTCGAAATATTTAACGTCTTCTAATTCACCAAGGTTTTGTCCACCGGGCAGTGTAGTAATTTCTGTGCCCTTGCCGCCTTCTCTACGTGGCAACCAAAAGTCTTCCATCATAGATAGGAACTTACGGTCATCACGTACTTCACCAGTGTTTGCATCGTACACCAGTTTGTTCTTGTATTTCACCATAATGTCACGTAGGTATTGTTCTGCCTTTAATTTAGGTAGATTGCCTACGTCAATATAAAAGATACGGCGTTCCGGTGCACGTGAAATACGGTAAATGACCGTTGCATCTTCAATCATACGTAATTGATTGAGTGGTTTAATAGCTTTGTGCAAATAACTCAGAACGACTGCTCTACGTGAATCCATCAGGCCAGAAACGATGGAGACAATAGAATCTGTGGTGATTCTAACTCCAACTGGACCATAATTGGAAGATGAACCGGTGACAACCTTATCGTTATAGATGTAGTATTCATTTATAACATTGGCCACATCTGCGCCGGTTCTTTCATCTTTTTGTTTTTTGACCTCACGCACCTTACGCAGTTTACGTGGATCTATGTAACGTAATTCTTTGATACCTTCTGTGGGGTTTTCTCTATCAATAATCGCATGATAATAGATTCTACCATCCACATAGAACCTACGGAAGATATCTTGTGCCATATTATTGTAGTTCATCAAACGCAAAATGGTTTGAAACTCTGTCTTAATGGCATTTTTAATTTTTTCTGGTTGTTTTAGTTTATCCAAAACAACGTTGATAATTTGGCCATCATCGTCTTGGCAAATTGCTTCGTTGACAATATCATCAATCGCGGATTCAATTTCTGGCTGCATAGCCATTTCACGATAACGGGAAATAAGTTCTACTTCATTTTTGGCTGTGCCATCTAGGTCAACATATGTACCATAGTAGGCCGCCGAGGTAATAGTTAACGCACCATCTTCATTTGAAGGCGGTGTGAATGACTGTTGACCAGCCTGCTCCTCCTCGTTTTTATCACGAGAAATCGTGAAACCGAAAAGAGAAAATTTATTGAGTGCTGCCATATTTCTTAGTAAGTTATAATAAAATCAAAAAAAACATAGGAGGGCCGAAGCCCTCCGTATCTAAAATCAAGAAGTTGTATCTGATTCCCACCATTGATAGGCAAAGGTCACAGCAAATTCTTCAATAGAATCATTTGTGCCCCAATCCAAATCAATTGGAGCAACATCTACTGGAAACATACCAACAAATCTGTAACGTTTTGTAATTTCACCAACTTTGGTGTATTGCACAACAGAAGCATCGGCTGAATATACAGAACTGTTTTCAGCTGCCCCGTTTCTTTTGTTTCCTGCATGGCTGTTGATGTTATTTAACCAAGATTCAAAAGAATTTCTGATTAGGAAATCTTCGTCATTGATGACTGTAATTGTCCAATCAGGGAAAGTTCTATTGCCTGCAAATTTTAATTCACGGCCGAAATAATATAAAGGCGCAGTTCCAATTGTTGAACCTGGTAGTTGTGCAGCTTTGGCCATAAAACGAATTTGACGGGAAGCTTGTGTGCTATCACCTGCAAAGTTTGGAAAAGCCATCGTGATTTCAAATAGATTGGCACGGGCTCCGTCACCAACCATATTTGCTCTAAATTCTGCTACGTTGAATGCCATTATTTTCTCCTATTATTCGTTTTATTTATTAGGCCGCACCAACAACTGTGGTGAAGTCAACACCTGTTCCAACAGCAACGAAGTTCAGTTGAATGTAATTAATAGAACGAGCAGGTTTAATATAGATATCACCAACAAATTGGTTGCTATCAATAACTTGTGATGTGTTATTGGTTGTATCGCATACTACCTTAAAATCGGTAATGCCACGACGACCTTTAATGTCACGCAAGAATGGTGTTATCAACGATACAAACTGTGCTCGCGTAAATTCATCATTCATTTCAAACAATGAATATTGTGCTGCTCTAGAAATGGCTTTTTCCAGAACGATGAATAATCTACGAACGTTAATTCTATCAAAAGCAGATGGTTTTTTCTGTAATGTTTTATCACCAAACAATACTGTACCACGACCTGGGAAACTAACAACAGAATTAACACCTATGGAATACATGCTGTCACGATATGTACTGCTTGGATTCCATGCTAACTTGATGCAGTTTTTAATTTGGCCACGATTGAAACCAGCAGGAGAATACCATGCATCGGTTACAGAATCTGTGTATACACAAAGACCAGCAATATCACCGTTCAATGGAATCCAACGATAGACATTATTATATTTGTCTAGTTGATATTTCCATCCGGAATCGGCAACAACATAAGAAGATGGATTTAAAGTTCCGGCCCATGTTTGAATATTCGTTAATTCGTTTCCTGCGGTATTAACCACATCAGATTTAGCTGGCGAAACGAAACCTACGCAGTCTGCACGGCTTTCAACAACGTTTGTGATAACATATTGTTGAACTGTTGTGCTGGCGTCTCCAGTTAACACCAATGAAATGTCTACTGTTTCTTTGTTTGCAAACAAATCGTAAGCTGATTGCAAGTTTCCATCGGTAGGAACAACATCTGTACCACCAGAAAGTGAAACTGATAGTTTACCTGTTGCGGAAACGATTCTTGCAAAAGATGTTCCAGCTGCGGTAGAACCCCATGTGGCTGAGGTATTTGCATAATCTGCTGGATCGGCCGCATAAATGTATTTGGAATTATTAAACAAAACTTGTTTGTAATAATTCGAAGCACCATTTATTGAAGCATCGGAAGCTTTAGATACGAATGGGAAAGTTTCTAGAACTTGGCCACTCACACCGGTAAATAAACCGTCTTCATCAACAACAACAATGTGAAACTCATCATTTGAACCACCAACAGAACTTGCAAAGCTTGATGTTCCTGGAGTTGATGTGAAATATTTCTTATAATCTGTCCAAGCATTGAATAATGTTGTATTGGAACTATCGAAAATTTCTACCTTCAAGGAGTTTCCTAACGCTCCGGGATATTTGGCCATGAAAGGACCATAATTATTACTGTTGTTGTTCATTAAATATCCGGCTTCAAATGAATCTTCATTTGCAACTTGAACGTTTGTTGTGGTATTATTAGCATCCGCATTTTTGGATGTTGCACCAACAGCACGAACGACACTTAAATTGTTACCATAAGCCAAGAAGTTAGCAGCAGTAAAAAATGATACTGCTGAATCTGTCGTTGGTTTCGAAAAAGTCTTAACAAGAGTTATTTCGCTGTCAATCAGTTTAATTTTATTGGCTGGACCCCATTGGAATGTTCCAGCAAATGCACCGGCGGTTGTTAGAACTGAAGGTACAACAGTTGTCAGGTCAACTTCAGATACGTTTACGCCTGGAGAGATTTGAAATGCCATTTTTTTTCTCCTTGAATATTATGTGTTCTACTGGCAGTTAGAATACCATATTATCTATTTATGAATCGCTGTATTTACAACCTATCAACCATGTTTCTCACAAAACTGGCATAAGTTTCACCGCCATTTGCAACTTCCCAAACATCTCCACCCATAATTTCAAAGTCATGTTGCATACCGTCTTCAATAATTGGTGCTGGCAAGACTTCTTCATCCACTTGGTTCATTTTTTCCAATTGAATTTGTTTGCGAATGTCGTGATTTACAATTTCCCTAAAATATTTTTGTGTTGAAACCCATGAAAATATCACAAGTGTCATTACCAAATCGTCATTGGCGCCTTCGGCTGCCTTGAAAGAATTCTTTTGTTGTTCAAAAGTGGTTAATTCAGAATAGGTTTCAAAGTCTTGTACTATTAACTTGTCACCTTCAATCAAAGTTTTAAGGTTGGAACAGCCAATAGCCTTGACTTGTGGTGACATTTTCAGTCCCATTTGTATACCACGCGCAAAACCAGCTGATAATTGTTGTGGTTGTTTGTTACCAGTATATATTTTCCACAGATTTTCATATTCAAAATCAGAATGTAATGAGTCTGCTACCTGTGGATTGTTATTGATTTCAATCAATACATATGCATCGTTGTACATTCTGGCAGCATTGTAGATGACCGTAGGAAAAAGAATGGGTGATATTGTAGAACTTTGATATGTTGCTACCTGTTTATATGGAGTTTGTGATATATCAACTATCGAGAACGCAGAACAGTCCATATTTTTACCTTCAGACACATCAACTGTGATACAATACAGATGGTCTTTTGGATGCCCTTCAGTTTCTTTGACAGGATGTTCATAAATTTTCATCATGTCGTGAGTGACAATTGGATCCGAGTACACAAGTTGTTGCAATTTGTAACCTGAAATCAATGTATTCGACGATCCTAAGAATTCGGTTTCAAACTCCTGGCGGAACTGACGTTCAGATGTATTGCGAATCGTCTCTTCTTTCCAGGCCTCATCACGCCCCGGCACCATAGACCAATGAATCTCAAAAGTTTTATAGTTGTTTTTCTTATTGATTGCATCCATCCATAACTTATAGAACAGATTCATACCGTTCGGAGTGGAAACAATAATGATTTTTGTCGTTTTACCTGATGAAATTACAGGGTATACTGAGTTGAAGAACTCTTCAGCAATATTATTTGGAACGAATGCGAATTCGTCCAAGAATACTAGGTTGAACGCACCACCACGAATTGCAGAACTTGATGTGGACGCTGCAATAATCTTTGATCCATTTTCCAGTTCTACGTTACCTTTGTTCCATACTACAACACCTTGTTGCAACCACATAGGTAAATTTTCATAAGCTAACTGGTATTTCCCTAAAATATCTCTGGCCAGAGAACCTTTGTTAGCCAGAACGGCAACGTTTTGTGTGTCAGTGAACAATGTCAACCAAAGAAGATATGCAACTGAAGTTGTTGTTTTACCGACCTGTCGTGGGCATTTGGTGATTGAAAAACGATTTTCGTGATAGGTCTGAATCATCTTCTTTTGGAAGTCCCACATCTTGAACTTCATCAAACCTACGTCAACGTTAACAATCGTCACGTAATTTTCTGCAAAGTAAACAGGATCTTTGGCGCATTTAATGTACTCATCAACTTGTTCCTGCGTATACTCTACCTTGACGCCTGCTTTTTTAAGAAGAGGATTGTCACGGTACGTGTCTTTCGCATTTAAATCATAGTCATCAATATCTACACTCATTCTTTACCTTTGATGAGTTTACTTAATTCTGCGGTAGAACCGACAAAAATAGCTTTGTCAATTTTAGTTTCACCATCTTTTTTGGACGATTTGTTCATATCACGCATTTGTTTTTGTACAGCCAGAAGTTCTTTGTTGGCATCCACCACATTTTTAAGTAGTGTACCGTACACTTCGAAGGCTCTAGGATGTTGGCCAGCTTTTGCAATCTGAAGTATTTCTTCCATGGCATCCTTGCCCTGGTCAATCAGGTCTTGCAGGTTGTCTTTGGTTTGTTGATATGCGTCCTCAAGGTCTTGCTTAAGGTCCGCATTGACAATCTTTTCTTCAACGGGCACCAAAGGGTTTGGTGTAGTTTCCACTGGAGTTACATCAAATATTTTTTCCATATTTTTATCAAACGTGTTCATATGTTCCATTTAGTAGTTATATAGTTTTCAACCGCAGCAATTTGTCCTGGATTTAATGCACTTGTCCAAAATAATATTTCACCGATATCACCATGAAAATAATTATTGTTTGCATCAAACCCAGCATAAAATGTTGAAGCAGTGTTTGATGTAAAATTTGCAACTGTTCCTGTGTACGTTAGTGTTAAATCGGATGAATCCAATCTCGCATTCAATTTTGTTGAATTGTTGGATTTTGATCCATCAAATTTTAAAATGATGTGGTGCCAATTTGTATCTGCTGTCACAGTATCAACTGTGAATGTTGCACCGGCAAAACCACCAATCCATTGTGTTCCGTTTTGACCCCATCTAAATCCGTTTGAATTGGTTGAGGTTACAACTCTTGTTCCTGATGCGGTGTTAGACGATTTAAAAACGATTGCCATTGTTACGGCACTTAAACCTTGCATGTAAGAAATTGGATTAATTGTCAATTCTGATGTGGCAGCTGGTGAAAATCTTACGACACCTAAATTATTTTTTCCTGGAGTAATAAATGTGGGCCTATGCCCACCTGTAGAGTTAAGGTCATGCGATGTTAACCCACCAGCATTTTGCCATGAGGTTACCGCTGTATTGTTTGCTTGTGCCGAAGACGATTTATTAAAACTTTTACCATCACTGGCATCATACCAAACTTGCAAAGCAGGTAGTGTGCTAGGTGAGGCGTACTGCCACCAAAATGTGGCCTGCATTACACCACTCATTATGCAACTCCAGCACCAGAAATATACCAAATTGTGTTGTCAACTTTAATCAATGTTGCCATGCCGTATGGTTGAACTGTTCTGGATCCAGTTGTACCCACACCACCAAGATACATGGTGTCACTGTTGATAGAGACTGTTGCTGTCGCTGTGCCGTTTGTGATGATGGACACAGTTGTACCGTTCGCAAAAGATGTAACAGAGTTTGCGGGAATCGTAATTGTATTTGTAACAGTTAAATAAATGTGTTTACCCGAATCTGATAGTTGTAGAGTATATCCACCGGATTGCGGATTTTGTGGTATTGTTGTTGGCCCTGTAGATCCAGTTGGGCCTGTTGCGCCAGTCGCACCGGATGGTCCAGTTGCGCCAACAGATCCTGTAGCACCAGTTGATCCTGTTAATCCTGAAGGACCAGTTGGACCCGTTGGCCCGGTGGGTCCACTTAGTCCTGTTGAACCTGATGGGCCAGTTGGTCCCACTGTTCCTGTTGCTCCGGTTGGTCCAGTTGATCCTGTTGCACCAGTAGAACCGTTTGTACCTGCACCAGTTGCTCCGGTGGGTCCGGTTGCTCCAGTGGATCCGGTAACACCTGTGGCCCCTGTTGTGCCTGCACCAGTTGCTCCGGCAGGTCCCGTTGCGCCATCAGAACCTGTTGCACCAGTAGTTCCTGTAGAACCCGTTACACCGGTTGCACCAGTGGTACCTGTTGCACCCGTGGGTCCTGTAGAACCTGTTGTGCCTGTTGCACCAGTTAATCCTGTTGCACCAGTGACGCCTGTGGATCCTGTAACACCTGTGGCGCCAGTTGGACCTGTCGGTCCTGTTGATCCTATAGTACCAGTAGCACCAGTGGTACCTGTGGCACCTGTGGTTCCTGTCGCACCACTTAGTCCTGTCGCACCGGCCGGACCGGTAGATCCTGTGGAACCGGTTAACCCTGTGGCACCAGTAGCACCTTGAATGCCGACAGCGCCATCTAAGTTAATTTCCCAAGAACTATACGTGCCAGATCCAGTAGAATTTGTTAAGTCTACAACTAATGCGCCGGTCATTTGATTGTATGTGTTAACCTGACCGTGCATGTGGTTAGCTAAATCGTGTGCAATAATAATTGTCTGTGCAATTGAATAATCCAGATATGTGTTGGAAGTATATAAAGTAATTGTTCCAACATTAGAAATGGTTAATGTATTTGAACTGAATGTATGATATGTGTCACCTGATGCACCAGAAGCTCCTGTGGCACCTGTTGATCCTGATACACCATTTGTTCCTGCTGGTCCTGTTGCTCCTGTTGGACCTGTGGCACCAGGAATTAAAGATATGTTGTTTGCAAAATTAAATGCTGCGTTTGCTTTAGTGAATGCGGCATTAGCCGTGTTCGCTGCATATGTTGTTAGATTGGAATTGGCCGCACCTAAAGTGTTAATAACGAATGATTCGGATGCTTGTCTATGCCCACCAGGAACAATACCGTCATGTATGGTTATAGAGTGAGTTGTGTTGTCAATTATCAATTCACCGGCAGAACCGGTGACACTGATAATATCTGTATTGGAAAATCTTTTAAATTGTAATTTTCTCATTGCATTAAATCTATATCTGGGTTATGCCAATAATCGTATGGTGTTTGTGGTGTTGGTGGTGCCGGAGGTACATATGTGATTTCGTTGTTTGCGTTGCCAATCACCACTGTTGCGCCACCAGTTTCGGTAATAGTTGTTGTGTAGGTATATAAACTATTGGCATTTGCTGTTGTTGGATTAGAAGTAATATCTATCTCAACAAATTTTTGTACAATATCTCCAGACAAGTTGTATGATGAGAATCTATAGTTTGCGTTATTGTTTAGACTATAAATCGGTTGCGATGAAATAAAATTACCATTAATATTTGTTAATTGTAACACCGCGTTATTCCAAGAAACTACTTTGGCCGTTGCTGTTGCAGTTTGGTAAGAGTAACCTTGGTACACTGTTTCACCAATCTGATACGTTCCTATTCCAGGTAATGTCATATTGAAAGCTACAATATCGCTTGCTGTAATATCGTTCAATATATTGGTAATAGAAGTCTTAATAACGTTGACTGTGGATGTCTTACCAAAGATAAAACCTTTGACTTTAAAATTTAGTGTCCAGATTACCACTCTTGTTTCTGAATTTCTATCACCTTCGTAACGAATGTCACTGGAGATATCTTCAAGTAAAATTGGAATGTCTTTGACGATTCCCATTTCTGGCACCATGTTTACTTTTAATGTGTAATCTGGTGTAAAAAATGGAAGCACGTATTCTAATATTTGGTGTGCATCTTCAATATTACGTGTGTAAAGAAAAAGGCTAAAATCAAAATCGTAAGGTACTGGATTGTATTGTGCAATTACACCAGAACTTGTCTGTGAGAAATTTCTGATATTTGTATTTTGTTTTCTGTCCGGATCATAACGCAGGCCTGTCATTTCAAAAGAAAATCTTGGTAATGTAGTTTGTACTTTTTTGTCAAGCGTTAAGTCTTCTTCCAGTCTTTTAACATACAACTCTTTGGCTGCATATACAATAGGAACAATTACTCGCTCAGCTTCTGTGTTATCTGGATTGTAACGCACCAGTGGAATACTGTCGAAAAGATTTCCAAAAGCCACAATTATTTTGCGTATCGCACGATTATATTGTATTGATGACATTACAGTTTTCCGAATGCGTTGATTTCTGTGGTAACAATAATATTGTTGGCTGCATTATCAATATAGTGATTATCGTAGGCCTCATTTCTGGTGCTGTCTTTTAATGGATCATAATCGACCAACTCATATCTGGCATTGCTTGTTTCACCAATGATAACAATATTATCAGTGAATTCTCCAGAAATATTTGTAATACTTAATGTATTTGATGGTGCATCCCAAGATTGTACGATTGCTAATGCAGTAGCGTTGGCTTCTGTGGAATCTGGTGATTGATATACGATTTCTTTTTGTGTGTAGTCTCTTGAATTTCCATTATGCAAATTCAACTCTATCGTATAACTGGACTGCGTAACAACATCATCTATAACATCAATACCAGTTTCAATTTTTTCATTGGAGTATTTGAATTTCTCTAGTTCTAATTCATAGAAATAAGGTATCTTGCGACCTAAAGTAAAGAAATCTTTTGTGTGGTTGGTGAATTTAATTTCGTAAATTTCACCTGTACCATTTAAGAAAGGAACATAAATCAAATCGCCTTCTCGTGGTCTGGTGAATGTGTTACGTGGTACTCGTTGTGCAAAAGAACGTTTAGAAATAATAACGGTAACATTATTTTTAATTTCCAATCCAAACTTGGAGAAGAATTCTTTCTCACCCATGTATTCTAATGCACTAGACAAATAGAATTCCACTGGGAAGGCCGAATTAAATTTCTTCACTGGATCTTCACCAAACAATATATCACGGTCTTCTTCATTTTCAATGGGCAAATAGTACGCATCAAAACCCATGATTTTGATAGACTCAACAATCAGGTCTTCTACAACCCGTTGCTCGGCAAATGAACCGTAATTATTAAAGTAAGGTGAAATTGGCATATTAATTCATCATAAATTCTAATGGTGCACCATAATCCGTCTGCATTTGTTTTTGCAGTGCATCAATTTCATCTGATGCTTCTTGGAATATTTTGTCTCCATTTAATGTGACACCACCTGGCAGTTGAATGCCGGCAAACTTCTTGAGATTGGCTCCCCAATTTCTTTTGATAAGTGCAGTGGCATATTCTTTTAACCAGCGGTCATTCCAAACTTTATTGTATACATCAGGATTAATATTTGCATATGATTCTGCCACAATAACTGTGCCGACTGGTGCCTCTGCTTGGCCCCAAGCCCAATCAATGTAGAGTCTCTGCATATGTCTCTGGAAACGAATTGGAACTTCACCTGTGAACATCAATTCTAAAGAACGAAGATGTTGTTGTGTTAATGTATAGTTGATGTAGGATGCCGAGGTAAAATCGTACAACTCATTCAGACGGAGTTGGTATCTCAGGTCAAACATATTGATGGTTGCCTGTGAATCTCTCAGTGGAAATATACGTGTAACACCAATAATTTCCATAGGATTATCATCGGCATCAGTGGCGTCACTGAGGTCTAAGTATTTTTGGTCAATTTCTTGTTGACGAACTGCCTTGATGTAATAGACTTTTTGCATACCGTCAAAATGATAGTCTTGCCAATATTGCAAAGCATCGTCTATTCTATCTTCTACTTGGTCATCATCTACGTTAATATCAATAACAGGAAATCCAAGTCTTCTCAGGCAGTAGTCTTTGAAACTGTTTCTGTCTGTAATTGTTGCCATTTGATGCATCCATGGTGTTATGTACCATAGTATTTATAACTCACTGAAAAGTCACGAGTTATGCTGTATATGTTCCTGATGAAGTGAATGTGTGATATGTGTATCCACCGGAACTAGTTACTGTTCCACCGGTGCCGCGCTGACTACCCGAGTAACGAATGACAACTACACCTGAACCACCGGTCCCACCTGTGTTACCGCCACTGTTGCCTGCACCACCACCGCCACCGCCTGTGTTAGTTGTACCAGCTGTACCGTTGGCATTTCCACCACCACCATTACCGCCACCACCATTACCGCCTGCACCAGCTGCGGCACCTTGAGCAGTACCGCCACCACCACCGCCGCCAGCATAGAATGTTCCCAATGACTGCCAATTCAATCCAACACCACCAGCACCAGATTGACTTCCGGATCCAGTACCACCAACAGCACCAGCGCCACCACCACCGCCACCTGGATATGGTGAACCTGTACTATTGTTACCGCCGTTATTACCTTGGCCAACTGTGCCTGAACCGCCCGAATAAGAACTACTTGATGCCGGCGCGCCTGCACCAGAACCACCGGAACCACCTGTTCCAGCAATAGTTCCGGCGCCACCACCAACGGTAGTATAAGAAGAAAATATAGAAGCCGAACCTTGTGAAGCATTTGTTGCTGTCGTGCCGGTACCACCGCCACCAACTGTTACAGTGTAAGATGCTGCAGCAGTAATTGAAACTGAGCCTGAGAGATAACCACCAGCGCCGCCGCCTGAACCACCATTAGCGCCACCAGTACCTCCGCCACCACCAGCAACAACCAGATAATCAACTGAGTATGTCGGTGCAACGAATGTTCCATACCAACTAGCCTGTGAACTATTATAATATTCTAAGTAACCTAACGAACTATTAAATCCCATTTGGCCATTACTAGGGCTACTTGGGCGACCAGCAGTGGTCCAAGTTGGCAATATTATTCCGTTTGTTCCGTCAAGCGTTAGTGCCATTGTTATTGGTCCTTATTCCTAAATATTTATTGCCTTGGCACCAAATAGGACATGTTAGTCACGTTTACATATGCATAATTTTGACCATTAATCGTTAATGTGTCACCAGAAGCTCCTAAACCTGATCTGGTACCATATATTCCAGTTAAAGAACTTAAATCATACACGGTGTCCCAAGCAGGATAATGAATTAACGGCATCACAGGAACAGTTACTAGATTGCCAGCTGAATCTGTGGTGTTGGCCATATTGTTGTATGTTCCGGGTTTCATCGTTGCTAAATCATTTGTAGCTGTTGCGGTACTCCAAAGCGACTGGAATCCTGTTGTACCTAAAGTTGGAGTATATGTGTATACTATTCCAAAATTAGAATTATTTGCCGGTGTTGTAAGAATATCTTTACCAACGGCCGGATTATAACCACCAACTATATTATATGCGGTTGTACTAAATGTTGTCGCTGCTGTATTGGCTGGTGATTCCGAACTCACCTCATAAAAAACTTGATTTGGTAAATTATATATTTGCGTTTGTGGTGTTGATGTATATTCTAAAAATGTTGATACTTTTGATGATGTAACATATCCAATAACTTGTGAGCTTAGAACAATCGCTCTTGGACTTGCATAAATTATAAATTCATTTAATCTGGATGCATCTATTGGTTCTCTTCCCAATGCATTGGGTGATGCGAAAGACTCATTACTTCTAAATGTTAGTGTAGGATTTCCAACATAATCTGATGTGAACCAAGGATTATATGTGTTAAATTTATAATTTGATGTTACTAAACCGTTATTATTTACGTAGCCTATTCCAAAATATTTATAAATTGGTGCACCATTAGCTGTATTTGCAGCGGCCGATGTTCTAAAATAAATTATATTTGTGTTGCCTGTAAGGTCTGTTGGTATATTTGTGGATGTATTAACATAATTACTTTGATATTCATTCCATCCAGGAGCAACCGTTCTGACAATTTCGGAATTTGGAATATCCCATAGATCGGGATTTAAATCGCTCGTAGTTGTAACATATCCTGTAATTACTCGACCAATATCTTTCATCATTAAACTCATGGCGATATTTCCCAAACTATTTGAACTTGGGCTATTCGCTGTTTGTGTGCTACTAGTAATAGATATTTTTTGTCTTAATCTTGCGTACATTTTAACCCCATGACATTCTAGATGATTCGTTGCTTAAAGTAGCATCGTAAATTGCACTATTTATTGAAGTAACTGTTAAAATTATATTATTCGACAAATTCAAACCTATCGTTGAAACAATATTACCAAAAGAATTGGCGGTCAATAAAAAAGTATTTGAGGCGGAATATACTGTTAACACACCGTTGTTTGCAAATGCGGCCATTATGAATTAGGAAATAAAATTGTTGAAGATGTTAATGGTAAAGATATGTATGTGTTACTTCCATATGTATATAAACTTCCTATAGATGATGTTGATGCTCCGTTCGGAATATAATAAACATTTGATAGTGAACTAGCATTAATAAAATTTTGACTTCTGTTTATATCATAAAAAAATAAATCTTTTCCTGGAAATTGCCTTAAATAGGTGTTAGCTTGAGATAAAATTCGTGTTCCGGGATCAGATGCACTGGCGATAAATGTTTGTCCAAAATCAAAACTGTGTGGGCTTGTTAGAGCGTCAATACCTAATAATGATTTTGTGTTTGTTGATGACGTATATCCATCTGGAACCTGCATCACAGAATTTCCTGGTGCGGCCGCAGTTTCTAATGAAGTGGTTGTAACAGTTAATGCGGCACCACGACCTCTGTACGTTACAACAGGAATTAAATTTTTACCTGTTGTTATATTAGTTTCTGGATGCTCAAAAATACCAAACGCGCAAATAATATTTGTGGAAGAATTGTATTGAGAATACATAGCCAAATGTCTTGCGCTTGCACTTATGTATAGTGTTTGTGAAAAAGGTATATACCCTTCGTTACTTTGATGTTTGTATGTTGAGTTTGTTACCACAGCGGTTGTTGTGTTTGCTGAAGTACATGAATCCATTTCAACATATCTCGCTGCATAAGTTCTTTGCTGATTTGGGTTTGCTGTGCCACCTGTTGGTTCCACCCAAGGTTCATTCGTTGCAGTACCTTTACATATCAATCTTGCATATTTGTATTTACTTGTGTTTACACATTGTGATCTAAAAATATATACATTACTGTTTGATGTAACAACCGAAGGATATATTAAAGACCAATTTGTTGGTGTGGTCGTTGTGATTGTACTATTAACACTGTCAAAAACAGATAGTTGACTATTGGTTGTCACTGATCCGGTGATAACGTTGGCCATTTCTTGCATCATTTCAGCAATAGTGTTTGCGGTACCTGTTCTGACAACCAATTTTGCGTACATTTTAAGCTTTCTTAATACAAATACATCTATTGTATGTAGTAGCTGATCCAATCGTTAAAACCACATACGTATCCGAACCAACTGTAATTTCATCTCCTACAGCTGTGTAAGCTGCACTTCGGTAAGTATAATATGTATTTGTTAATGTAGTGTAATTGTGTATACCTTCTCCTTTAGATGTGCGGGTATCAATAAAAGGATATAAAGGATACACTGATGTTCCTGCGGAATTGACGGTCAATGAAGGTGGATTCACTATGTAATATTGTGACGAAGCAATATCTGCACGAGTTTGGGCTCTAGCACTAAGACTTAAATCATACCAATTTGTTAACCAAGATGTTCTATAAACGCTTTGACCATTACTAAGAATATAGTTTGTTCCTTGCGGCTCAGCAACAGGCGCAGGACGGGAACTATCGTTCATAAAAATATTAATGAGTGGTAAATTTCCCCATGTTGTTGTGTAAGTTGTTTCCGGAAATTCTAAATTCATTATAATTGCTGGGCCGTTTCCACCGGAAGATGCAAAAACTATTAGTTTTCTGTTTGTGACACTGATAAAATATTCAGTAACTGTAGAAGATAAACTGGGATTATAAACTGTTGTTGATGCTGAGCCACCAGTTGGACCATAACTGTTAAAATACCAAACTGCATTTGTTAATGTGTTAGCGCTAACTGCTGAACCTATAGGTACCCACAAATAACCAGTTGTGGCGGCCGCCGCAGGCCTAGTATTAAAAACTGTGCCCGATGTTGATAATGTTTGTGATGCGAGCGCACTTAATTCACAATACTTGGTTTTACTGGTATTAACGCATGGAGAACTCAACCTATATTGTACTTTGGTTGCTGTTCCTGTGGATTCTATAGAACTGTTGGCATCAGCTATTGTCCATCCGGCCGGTTCCGTTGATATCACAATGCTTTGCGATGTATTAGCAAATTCTAATTGTGTGTTTGAAGTGATTCCACCAGTACAAACGTTAGCTATTTCTTTTAATTTTTGTTGTACTGTGACTGTACCAGAAAATATTAATCTTGCATAGGCCATAATTAAGCTTTCTTAATTGCAATTGTTCTCAAATATGATGTTGAAGTATTTCCACCTATGGTTATAAGAACATAAGTATCACTTCCTATCACCGCCTCATCTCCACAAGCAACATAATTTGGTGTTTTATATGTATAATATGTGTTTGTTAATGTACTATAATTGTGTACGCCTTCTCCTTTTGATGATCTAATATCAATAAATTCACACAATGGTAAAACAGTTGTTCCTGAACTAGTAATTGACCTGCTTGGAATATTTGGCATATAATATTGAGCTAATATTTGGTCGGCTTTTGTGGCAGCTCTTGTGCCTGTCGTCATATCATACCAGTTAGTAAGCCATGCCGATCTAAAAACTGATGTATTTGTTGAACCAGTAATTATATTGGTGCTGGCTGTATCGCCGCCAAGAGTTCTTGTGCTATCATTCATAAAAATGTTAATGAATGGCAAATTTGACCACATTGTCGTGTGTGTTGTTTCTGGAAATTCTAAATTCATTATAACAGCAGGACCATTCGTTGTTGATGCATATGAAACGCCGTTAGAAATAACTATTAATTTTCTATTTGTCACACTAACAAAATATTCCGTGAATGATGAAGATAAAAATACATCGTAAATAACTCCTTGATAGTTTACGCCGGCGGCCGTATTTACCCAAGCGTTATAATACCAAATTGCATTTGTTAATGTGTTCGCACTAACTCCTGTTCCTATAGGAATCCAAAGGTGTCCGGCTGTCGCATCGGCTGCGGGTCGTGTATTAGTTCGAGTTCCTTGGTTTGGGCCTAAAAGACTATCTGTAACCGCACCCAATTCACAATACTTGGTTTTACTAGGATTAACACACGGAGAACTTAATCTATACTGTACTTTAGTAGCTACACCTGCTGATTCTATTGCACTGTTGGCATCAGCTATGGTCCACCCAGCCGGCTCTGTTGTTATTACAATACTTTGTTGTGTGTTGGCAAATTCTAATTGTGTGTTTGAAGTGATTCCACCCACACAAATGTTAGTTATTTCTTTTAATTTTTGTTGTACCGTAGCACTCGTAGAAAATATCAATCTTGCATAAGCCATTTTACAACTTTCTAAAAATAAAATTTGGACTACCAAAAGTATTATTAACTTCTTGTGTTATCATATTTGTATAATTATTTGTTGAATTTATGTATGTGTTTCCATATAATGTTGTTGGATAGGATAAATTTATTGTTCCGTTATTTGTTGAATTTATGTATGTGTTTCCATATAATGTTGTTGGATATGATAAAAATATTTGTGAATTGGATGCTGTTAAATTATAGAGGGGTACAATATCAGAAATTATACCTGTTGATATTGTGTTTGGTTGTGTTACATAAGAATTTGCATAAAGTGGGTAGATAACACCATTTACTGTTGATATTGTGTTTGGTTGTGTTACATAAGAATTTGCATAAAGTGGGTAGATAACACCATTTCCTAAATTTGCCATGATTTAACCATATTTAACTAATATTGTAGAATAATCAGTTAAAGCTGAATTGTATATGTTTAATCCTTTATAGTTAACATTATTGGTATCAATCCAATATCCTTCGGTAAAACTTCCATCAATAAAAAGATATGTATTGGAATATTTTGAACAATCTATTATTCCATTTCCATTCGCAGTATCATCAATTACGATTGGTGCTGGCAACCAAGAATTTTTTCCGGTTGTAATGATTCTTCTCAAAAATGTATTGGACGCATCTGTACCTGAAGTTAATCCTTCGGCTATCACTGAATTAAAATTTGCAGAATTGGCTGAACCTGAAGCGGCAGAAGTTAAACAACGAATACCTGTATTTGCTGGTACTGCTGCTCCAGCATCATATGCACCAAGAACACTGATTACATTTAAGGAAGTTGAAGCTGCTACAGTTGAACTTGTTAATTGTGTTGTTGATCCGCCTCCGGTTATATGTAAGCATGGCGCTACGTTCGCATATGCTGTCGGTCCCGTTTCATCAAATTCGGTTGTAAAATGAAAACAAGTTCTTCCACCAATAGTGCTAGAAACAAATAAATGTCTAGCACTCCAACTTAAATTTACCGCATAAACTTCTGTGGTACTTGTTGCTTTTTTGATTGTTGCAAATGCACCAGAGTTATTTCTATATGTTGGATTCGTTGCTGTGCCCGCAGCTCCATCAACTGCACTTAGGCCTTGTACTTGTATGCCGTAATTAGTTGTGTTGGCATAATAAGTATTTCCGGTATTAATTGGTTCGGCATATAAACCTCCTGATCCTGAAATAATAAATCTTACATATTTCCATGGTCGAGCTGTGTTTATACAAGGTGAAGATACTGTTGCGGTAGGCACAACGTTGCTGCCTGCTGCTGGTAAACCAGAAGCAGGATAAGCTAGTGTCCATGTCTCATTATTTGCATTTAAAATGACACTTTGATAACTTGCAACTGTATCAAAGGTAGATGATGTTGTAACGCCTTCGATATTTGCTAAATTTTTTTCGCCGGTCAATACTTTAATGATGCCTTTTAATACCTGGCCGGCTTGTGGAGTTGAGGGAAATACTAGTTGTGCGTATGCCATAATTTATACCACCAATGGTTGTCGTATTAAAATGAATTCGTTGCTTTCCATAAATTGTGGTGCACCAAAATATAGTGTATCTCCAACACGAAATGTGATGACAGATGTGGTTACAAAATTCAATAATTCTAAATCTGAAAGTGACCCATTATTAGCTCGATAGATATAATAAGAGTCATCGAAAAAAGAAAAATCCATTTTTTTTACCTTAATTTGTACCTACTAATTGTACTGTCATGTCACTACCTGGATATGTATTGCCAATTTGTACGATATCCATTGTTAAATAATCATTAGATGCAACCGTAAAAGAAGATGTTGTATTTCTAGTGTATATTGTATTTGCTAGTGCAGGTACGTTAGCATTAGCAACACCATTCCTATTTATTCTCACGATAACATTTGCACCAGTAGGAACACCATTAAAATTCATAAGTATATCTGTTACGTTTGCATTTCTTGGCACATAATAACGATTCGTTCCATTAAACACCGATAATGTGCCGGAAAATGTGGCTGTTACCACTAAAATATTTGGTCCTGTTGCACCTGTTGCACCAATACCTGCGGCACCTGTAAGTCCTGTTGCACCAGTTGGCCCTGTTGGTCCAGTTGGCCCTGTTTGTCCCGTTATTTGCAATTCACGTATATGAATTACTGTGTTTACTGCTGGTGTTGTTGTCAGTGTCAATACTGTATTTGAAACAGTATAATCTGTAATTGGAGATTGCACTACGCCGTTCTCCATTACGATTAATGAGTTGGCTGTGTAACCCGCAGTAATTGTAAAAGTGTTTGAAGAACCGTCGGCTGTATATTCTCTTCCTAAAAATTGGCCAGGCAAACCAAAAGTTCTTATTCTAACCCAAGCATTTTTGCTAGTTAAATATTGGTATTGATTGTTATTAACAATCGTTATTTGACCATTTGACGGGCTAGTTGGAAATGACATATTTAAATTAATTAATTATGATGAATGCGATTTATTTATTATGCTATAATTATAATGGCGCCGTTGCCGGATGTTCCACCGGCAGTAGCTCCTGCGCCGGCACCAGATGGCCTACTTGCATCAGCGCTATTTCCTGGTGTGGTAGCTGTCGCAGTATATAAGGTCGCGCCTGCGACATAAGTAGGATTATAATATCCTGATCCTCCACCACCACCGTAACCGCCATCAGTTTGTGTGCCGCCACCGCCGCCACCATAATAACCTCCGCCACCACCAGCGCCACCACCCGATCCGTTACCTCCTTGTAGTGCAGATCCACTGGTTGGGCTTCCTCCTCCACCTGAAGAACCTCCCGAAGATTGAGATCCTGATCCAGAAATAAGACCTCCCGGCACTTCACCTGTTGTGCCTCCACCGCCAGCACCAGGTCTTCCGCCTAATCCGTCACTTCTATCACTTGCGCCACCGCCACCGCCGCCGGCCATCAATACTGCATTTCCTTGTGAAACACTGGATAAAAATATACCGGCATAACCTCCACCAGAACCAGCTGAACCAACAGAAAATATTCCGCCGCCATTTCCTGCACCATATGTTGTTGCTGCAGCAGTGCCAGTTACACCATATTGTGGAACTCTTATTTTGTAGGTTTGTCCGGAAACAAATGTTACTGTACCGTTAGCTGCTCCGCCGGCTCCACCTTGACCCCAAGCCGAGTTTCCTCCTGTATTCGGTGCGCCGCCGCTGCCCCACATTTTGGTTGTTTTTGAAACTGTATTATTAACTATTACTGTATATTCACCCGGAATTGTTAAAGATAAATTTCCATCTTGTGCAAAAACCCATGTGGTTTTTCCATTGACTGCTGGTGATATGCTAAAATCCGCCCATAAACCTGGGACATTTCGAATATTAGTATTTTTTGATGATAGTTTTGATAGAGATGCTGTTCTAACAGACATTAATAAATCTCCGAACCAAACAAACTAAATGATATATTTCCAGAAACAGTGTAGACAGTTACAACATCTGTATTTCCTAAAGTGACACCCATCGTCATTGCAATAGAATCGCTTGCTGGTATTGGTGTATCATAAGCCAAATATTGAGCATTAGCTAATGCTGCACCACCTGGTCGTACAGCAATACGAAACGTTCCATTTGATTGACTTAAATTACATATATTAATTGTTGAAACAACAGTGCTATTTGCAGCAGGAACAGTATACAGTGTTGTTGCTGTTTGTGCTGAAGGATAAGATTGACCTAAAACTTTATAAACTGTTGCCATTTGACTGCCTTTTATCGGTATTTATTTTAAGCACCCATCAATAGGAAAGAACTAAATTCACTAGTAGTGGTCTGTGTTGTTGTGTTTGATGTGTATGTAACTGATGGGCTTCCAATATCTACCCAAAAATAACTGGTGCCATCATATTGTCTTTCAAATAATATGTCTGTGGATGTATCGTACCACAAATCACCTGTATTAGCTGAAGCGGGTGTAGAACTAGAAGCAGTATAAGTGATACCGCCACCTCCACCGCCACCACCAGATGGCCCTGTTGGACCTGTGGGGCCAGTTGGACCAGTAGGTCCCGTTGGTCCAGAAACACCAGTTGCACCAGTTGGCCCAGTTGGGCCCGTTGCGCCAGTAGGACCTGTGCTACTAAATGATGTTCCGTTGGCCCAAAATACACCATTGGAAACTACAAGTCTATCACCAACATATACATTGCCTGCGACACCGGCACCACCAGAAACAATTATTGATCCTGTTGTATTTGATGTTGATGGTGTTGTATTTGTAAAGAAGGTGCGCTGTGTAAATGTTACTATGCCGGTATTGTATACGTTACCTGATGTGTTTTGATTACCGACTTGGAAATCTCCATCGACAGTAAATATACCAGAAATCCATGCGTTACCTTTAACAGCCAGACCACCTTGAAGAATTACGGATCCGGTACTATTTGATGTGGTTGCTGTAGTGTTCTGTACAAATATTTGCCCAGCATATATGTTACCCGCAACACCGGCACCACCAGAAACAATCAATGCTCCTGTTGTATTACTTGTAGATGCCGTTGTATTGCTGGTAATAATTTGTTGAGTGGTGGTGCCTGAAAATGTTCCGGTTGCACCAGTTGGGCCCGCAGGTCCAGTTGGTCCAGTTGGCCCAGCAACACCAGTAGCACCAGTTGAACCTTGAGTTCCTGCTGTTCCTGTTGCACCAGTTGGACCTGATGGTCCAGTGGGTCCTGCAACACCAGTAGCACCTGTTGCGCCCTGTGGTCCTGATGGGCCAGTAGCACCCACGCTGCCTGATGGGCCAGCTGGGCCTGTTGCGCCGGTTGGTCCAGCCGTGCCGGTAGCACCGGTTGGGCCAGTAGGGCCAGCGGTACCCGTAGCGCCTGTTGCACCATCCGTTCCCGAAGGTCCTGTAACACCAGTTGCACCAGTTGGGCCCGTGGGCCCTGTCGGACCAGCAGTACCAGTTGCACCAGTTGGGCCTGTGGGTCCGGTTACACCAGTAGCACCAGTTGGTCCAGTAGGCCCTGCACTGCCTGTTGCACCTGTTGGTCCCGCAGGTCCTGTTGATCCTGTAACACCGGTCGCACCGGTTGGTCCAGTAACACCTGTTGCACCAGTGGCACCTTGAATACCTACTGCGCCATCTAAGTTAATTTGCCAAGAACTATACGATCCTGATCCTGACGAATTCGTTAAATCAACAGTCAAAGCACCCGTGAGTTGATTATACGTATTAACCTGACCATGCATATGGTTTGCAAGGTTATACGAAATAATAATTGTTTGAGCAATAGAGTAATCTAAACCAAGATCAGCTGTATATAAACTAATTGTACCTGTATTGGCAATCGTTAGTGTATTTGCGCTTGTGGTGTGATATGTATCACCTGCAGCACCAGATGCACCTGTTGCACCACTAGCTCCTGTTGGACCTGTTGCGCCTTGTATACCAGTAGATCCTGTTGGTCCAGTTGGTCCTGCTGGGCCAGTTGCACCAGCTGGTCCTGTTGCACCCGAAGTTATAATTGATGTGCCGTTTGCATAAAAGAAACCATTGGCATATACTCCACCAGCCGTTACATTTGCGAATGTAACATTACTAGTGCTATCAATTATATAACCAGGTACTTTTGTTAGTGACATAGTGACTCTTTAGATGAATCCATTATTTATTTGGCTATAAATGGTGTGGTTGAAGGTGTAAAATTACCTGTGTATCTTGCGTATCCTTTGGTGATTCTGAAATCAGATAGGTAACCTTGTATACAACCAGTCGAAATTGAAT